GCTGTTTCCTGTCCAGCGGGGCATCAAAACTTCCGGCAAGCCAATATCTGGCGACATCTCCATCTCAAGTAAAACTTGCCGACCCCATCACCCGCGATGACTCCGGCAACATCATCCCTCTCTCGAAACGGTTCAACTCCGCCAGCAACGACATAAGGGCGATGCGCATCATGGCCGGAGAAATGGATCGCCAACACCACTACGAGGTAGAGACGCGGGGCTTTGATACTCGCGGCAGTCTTGATGCAGCGTTCCGTGGCATACAGGTCTACAACAGCGGCATGAGCCGCGAGATCGTGGTTACGCCGGAGAACGGGAAGCCGATCAAGATAGACTTCGATGGTGACGGCTCCATGAAGTTCTGGTGCGATACCGCCGACTACGAGGATAGCAGCACCGAGACAATTCATGTGTACTGTAACGACGCGGCGCAAGAATCGGTCGAAAGATTATTCAAGGCGCTTTCCAAGTACAATCGGCTCGAACTCACAATACCGGACACCAACTGGACCGACATCGGCGATACCGGAACCTTTAACGGTGACGAGCCGGTGATCACGGATTGGAAAGAGGTTGAGACGACGGATACGGACCAAAAGAAGGTTGAGGCCGCAACGGTGAAGAAATACCAGATCACCTACAGCGATGGTCATATTGAGTTCAAGAATATGTCGCCGAGTTTTGTCGATAAGGTGAAGGACCGAGACGAAGTTGTTTGCGTGGAGGAAGTGATGCCGGAACAAAAAGTAGAGTCCGCAAAGGGCGCGTATGACCTGTGGGGCAGCATCGAGAAAGCGGTGGAGCGCGGGCTCCTCGCCTATGTCGGGTTCATGGCCGCTGACTATCTGCACCAAAAGAAAGCATCGTTCGGGCTAGAGAACTACCAGTCCGTGATCGATGCCTACAACGATATTGAGGACGGCGACGGCCTTACCGATCATAGCAAATCCGCGATTATGTCGCGGCTCAACGACGCGGGATGGGACGCATCAGAAGAAGGTATAGAATTCCTCTGGAACGAGATTCGTCGGCATCGTCTCGCCGAATCATAAATAGCAAAAATTTCGCAAACCCCCGATTTCATTGTAAAAGTTGACATAAATACGGTGTTTCGTAAAATGGGTTTTAGTAATGGTTTCTTGGGATAGGATTGTCCGGTGAGAAAAGATGGATTTTTCATCACGGCTCGCCACAACGGGTCGATAAGGTACGAAACGAAACCGAAGGGTCTCGTGGCTCGTGCCGCACAGAACACCATCGCGCTCCGTGACGACTATTTCTACCTGCGGGTCTGGGCCGTTTCCGCTCTGGAGCGGTGGGGGCTCAACAGCAACGCGGACGGATTCACCGACGAAGAGTTACGCAAAGCATATCAGACCTTCCATCACACCGACGACGATCCGTGTTGGGTCTGTATCAACCATAAGGCGGAGCAGGAAGAGGACAGTATCGGTGAGAACCAGAGCCCGATCTATACTCCCGATGGGTATGTAGAGGTCATTATGGGTATTGACCGCGCCCGTGCGGAGCGGAAACGCCCCGGCCTCGAAGCCGATATAAAGTCGGGAGCCGTTACCGACACATCAATGGGATGCTGGGCCGACTATTCGGTTTGTACCGCGTGTGGCAACATCGCCCATGATGCGGTGGAATACTGCGACCACCTGAAACTCGACAAGATGGGTCGTAAGGCAATGAAGGGCCAAGTGGTGGCATCGTTCAGCCCGATCACCGGCTCGACGCATAATGTGATTGTCGGCGAACTGTATTTCGGCGTGAACTTTGTTGAGAATACGATCATTGACGGCGGAGAAGGGGCGGACCTCAACGCGAAGATATTCGAGATCGCCGCGTCTCGTCAACGCTACACGGAGCCGCATCGTGACAAAATCTGGTACGCGGTACGAGAGATCGAACGAAAGTATGGCGCGTCATCGCTGACTCGAAAGATACGGGCAAGTTTGGAAAAACGATAAGGAGGCTGATACCATGAACCGCAAAGAACTCATCGCAAAGGCTCGGGCCAACAGAATGAAGGCGAAAGCCGCAGAGACCGATTCCAGAGGCGTTCAGGAGATCGGCGGTGCGCCTGATCCGGAAACAACGGGCAAGCCCGCCGAAGACGGCGAGATTGAGCAGCAACTCGATACGGCCAAGGGCGATCAGCCCGCCTCCCCCGCCGCCGATGCGCCGACTGCTCCGGCAGAAGCCGCTCCGCCCGTCGCCATTACCGATTCGAGCGCGGTTGCACTGGTCAAGATGACGGAGCAGATGAACGACCTGTCGAAGGAAACCGAGATCAACGAGGCCGTGATCAAGCGGTTCAACGACATGATGAAGGCAGCGGGCCTTCCGGTCGCGGCGATGCAGAAGTTGTTCAATGCTCGCGGCACCATGGTGAACCGTCTCTCGACCGTAGAGGCGAAACGCCAGATGGATGCGGTGGCGAAGGCCAAACTTGTCCTCAAGGCGATGGAAGAAGAGGTCGATCTTACGCCGGAAGACAAAACCGATCTGGACGAGATAAAGATACTGCTCGAAATGGCGGTGGAAAAGACCGAAGACGCTATCGCGGAAGTGGTGGCGGGCCGAATCGGGGATCACCGGAACATCATAGCGAATGCGATGCGTGATGCGCAAGCCGCGACTCGCCAATATGCGTTCTGGAAAAAGAACCTCGACTTCAAGGATTCGGTCATCGACAGTATCACGGCGGTGCAGGAATTCGTGACGGCGCGAAAGATTCCGGCCGACATGATCTTCAACGAGTTCGACAGCCTCGTCTCGATGAGTGCGCCGGAACGCCGGAACATCAAGGCGTGGAAGATGGCGAATACGCCGAACTTCGTGTCGCAGGGCATCCAGAGCATCGCGGGCTATAATGGCCGCGACGAAGAGAAACCGAAAAGCGCGGTGGAACGCATCGGTGACCTCGCGATGGAAGTGATCAATGGTGAAAAAGTGGTTATTGATAGGGTTTAATATCAACCGTAGAGAAGGAGAGAGACATGACGATTCCTGTGATTGATCAGATCTCCAGTCTGAAGAAAGGGCTGAAGGTCAACAACGCGACGGCGGTTCAAGAAGTCGCGTATCTTCCCGTCAGCGCGGCGCTGATCGCATCGAAATGGCAGGCGGGCAACCCCATTGCCGTGGATGCGAACGGCCTGAAACTGGCGACCGTCAATGGCGGAACCGGCGCGTGCGATGTCGTGTATATCGCCGCCAATTCCTACAAGGATGTCGCGATTGCGACCGAACGCATCAACGGCATCGATGTGTCGAGCATGGCCGGTGCCACCGCTGAACAGCAGAAACAGGCGTACTGCCTCGCCGGAGAATTCCTGTGCGAGATGTATGCCGACTCCGTGGACGGCGTTGCGGCCGAGACCTATCCGTTCCTTCAGACCCCCTCCTCGGGTGCGTGGGCTGTCGGGGCGAATGTCTTCCTGACCGCCGCCGAGAAATGGGACGACACCGCCATCGGTGCCGAGATCGAGTACGGCGTGGTCGAAGAGATTTTCGGTGATCCCGCTCTGGCGACGGGCCTCCGGGTCCGGTTCTTCACCACCAGACAAACTCTGTAAGTGAAAGGAGGAAAACGCTATGAGTAAAATCACGAAAATCGTTCGCAACGCGAATGACCCCAAACGCATCCAGATTCAGGCCGAGATCGACACGCTGATGAAGAAGCACGGCTTCAAAGCGGTCGCGGCCAGCCTGTCGAACCCCGTGAAGATCGCGATGGACCTGAAGGCGACGGCGCGGCCCCTGTTCGTGTTCCGTGGCGACATCCCGCAGGGCCAGCCGATGTTCTACGAGACCGACCTCATCCGCACCCCCGCCATCGTGGCGGCTCCCGGCGCGGGCGTGTACGGTATCGACGCGAGCCCCACGAAGGTGTTCCTGAACGAGAAATCGTTCCAGAGCAAAGTCTTCGTGCAGCGGCAGTACAAATACACGATGACCTACGATGTGTGGGCTCGTGCGCAGGAGCGGCTGTCGGAAGGTCTGGCGATCCGCGAGGATCTGCAACTCTACAGCCTCATGTCGGTCGCCGCGAACAGCGGCCTCGGACATCCGCCGGTCGTCACCGCTGGCAAACTCGACCTCTCGACCATCAGCAGAGCGCAAACGCTGCTGAAGAACTACACCCTCCCGGCCAGCACCATCGTTTACAACCCCTCGGGTGAGCGCGGCGTTCAGGCCACCAGCCGTCTCAACATCGACGAGAAGGGCATGCAGGAGATCCGCGAGACCGGCTTTGTCGGGAACATCTACGGCGCTACCCGCATGATCAACACCGTCCTGACCGAACCCGGCACCGCCTTCGTGGCGACCGACCCGCAACTGCTGGGTCAGTATTTCGTCCGTGCCGACCAACTGGTGGACGAAATCCCGGCTCTTGAGCGGGCTCGTTTCGGCTTCATCGGCTATCACCTGTACGGTATCGCGATCCACAACGCTCACGGCGTTGTCGAGGTACAGTTCAACGCTGCGGCGTAATCCCGGCGTGGTGTAGCGAAAACGCTCTGGGGCGGGGGATATAGATGCCCCCGCCCCTTTTGTTAGAGGTCTCGGATGAAAACCTTGCGCCTACAATATGTTGATGGCCGCTACGATCTGGTGATGAGCAACGGCAAACCAGAGGTTCTTGACAGCGCGAACCCTTCTCAGAAGAAAGAGATATTGCAACAGCGATTTCAGAAGATCGTTCGCTCGAAACCGAATTTTTTTGACCCCGATTATGGAGGAAATATCGGCTCCGTGATCGGTGCCCAAAAATCGGTTTCCATCGCGTTGCTGTCTCGTGTCTTTGAGCGCGTCAACAACTGGTTCCGCAAAAACGATAGCGGCATTGGCAATGCGGCGATCCGTGGAGTCCGCATAACCGCTATTGAGACGGGGCGAGTCGATGCCATAGTTTATGGGGCAGAATCGCAGGTGCCCACCGCGATAGAAAACAAATAGGGGGTCTCCGCATGTTGAGCATATCGGCGATCAAGGCGAAGATAATCGAAAATCTTCAAAAAAACATGTCGGAATTTATCTGGAAGACTGGCGAGCCTCTAGTCGATGTGCTGGATGGTGTGGCGGAAATACATTACCGGCGTGGCGTGGTCGAAAACCTGACTCGCTCCATGTCAACCACCGAGGGGTTTCGGCGGCTGATCTACGACACCGATTTCCGCGCACAAATGTCGTCGGTTCTCGGGCTATCGTTGACGCAGAGAACCCGCACTTGGGTCGGCATCCCCGCTATTGTCAACAACGACTTTGATGCCTTTGTGTGGTACTACATCGACAGGTTTGGGGAAAACCGTGGATTCCGCAGGAACGGCGGACAGATCGCTACCGGTTCTTGCGGGCTCTGGTATCCATCAGCGGTCGGCTCTACAGAAACGGCTTCGGTGATATTTCGGAACGGGTCGCTTATCTACCGGATGGATGTGACCCTTGACGGGCCCATGGACCCGCCGCCATCGACGAGAAAGGTCACCGGCATCATCTACGCGCTCGGATACGGGGCGCGATACAATGTGCCGCAAAACACCCTGAAGATCGACAGCGTGATATCAACGGCAGTAACCGCCAGCAACATATCTTTTGTGCAGGAAGAGATCAGCGGCGGCTCCGACTATGAAAGCAACGAAAAGTTTCTGGACCGCCTCGCTGACGCAACCCTAGCGGTGTCGGGACTCGGAACGCGGGCCAACATAGCGTCGGTACTGTCGCAGGTCAGCGGAATAGACAAGTATTTGGTCAAAGGCACCGCTGCGGATCGCAGGTTCAAGGCCAGCAGCGACATCTATATCAAGAGCGGGGTTCGAGAGGTGTGGACCTCGCGGCAAACGGTGGGCGACGATGGCCGCATCTTGGTCCCGTATCAACCCTCATCGATCATGCTGGTAAACAAAGTCGTCGGTGCTGTCTCGACCAAAATAGACCCATCCGAATACGAGATACAGACTGTGGTGGACGACTATGTGGGTTCGGTGCGTCAAGTCACCTATGCCGACTTTGCTGTTGCGATAGCAAATGCTACCTTGACGATAGGCGACACCGTAGATGTCAAACTTCTGGTGGTAACATCCTGTGTCGATGCGTATCGACAACTGGCTTACTACTACACCAAGTTCCACGAATATACCCGTGACATCAATGTGTATCAGACCACGGACCGTGCGGTGACAATAACGATGACGGCGCGGCTCAAGAGCATCATAGACCCCAACATTGCAATCGACATGATTCGTGCTGCGATCATCAACTTCATCAACAACATTCCGATAGAAGAAAAACTGGACTACACGGATGTCATCAATGCGGTGTACGGCATCTACTACGATATTGATGTTTTGGTTGACAGCGTAGATGCCATGACGATAACGACGACTGACAGCGACGGCGTTACCACGACCCTTGATGAACCGGGAACCATCTTTCTGGACGAAGGCGAAACTTGGGTCTGCGCGACTCCCTCCGTGATGGTGGTATAATGTTTCGAGGCATCATTTTTAGAACCGCAGCGTTTCGCGGCACAGGGGTCGGGCTGATGGGAACCGGTACGCTCAATGTCGAAGATTTCAAAAACTATCGTAGCCGATTCTTGCTCGTTGCGGATACCGGCGCAAATTTCATGCTGAACGGAGAGATGATAGACGGCTCCTTGGGCGTGCTGATAAAAACCGAGGGATACTATGAGGCGATGATAAATGGCCCCGATGGGCTGCTTCATGTCTCGCGGTTCTGCTACTGGCGCACCGCGATAGCGCAGATAGCCGTTGTGTCTGAAGCCACATCGGTGCTTGACCTCGATTACCGGCAGCAACGATCCAACAAGGGCTCGGACATGACGCTGTACCATGACCATCCTATCGCCGCATATATTTACGACACCGGCGAACCCGTGATTGGCGGCATAGTGGCGGATCGTGACTTTTACCGCACCGCAAACGAAGTCTCTGCGGTTCGCATCTTACCGGCGCGAAGCGTCTATATCCACGACGACCCGATAGTGTGGCAAACCGGATATCAGAAGCATATCGGATATCTTGTGCGTCCGTCCATAGCCAACGGCCACTATTACCGATGCATTGTCGCGGGAGTAACCGGCGCGGGGGAACCCACATGGCCCACGGTTCCGGGGGATACGGTAGCGGACGGCGGCGCGACATGGCAATGCATATCCGGTTCACGGGAACTCCACTATAGTCAGCGGATAACGACGGGATGAGATACTATATAGACGAAGACATTGGTATAGACACAAATTTGGGGACACGAGAACTTCCGTTTCTCACTCTACAGAAGGGAATCGTCAGTTGCGGAATCTCGGGTGACGATGAGATCGTGATGTCGGCCGATCTCTTCTCGACCCAAAACATTGATTTGTCCGTTGCGGTCGCGCCGACCATAAGGATAGTGGCAAATCGCGGAACGCGGTGTACCATCGACGAAATAGTTCCGGGAAGCACGCGGCTGATGATTCAGAACGGCGAGTGGTTCTTCGGGGTCCGGGCCAGTATCGGCGCGAACAGTTTTGATCCTGCGGAGCGTAGCCTCCTGTTTGACAACGCGACGGTTCATTTGGATCGAGAATGGCATACCCTTGCTCCCAGCGCACAATATGTGAAGCCACAGGTGTTCTATCACTGCAACATCATATTGAATTGCGCCGTGGACCGCCACCTGTTCCTGTGTTGCGAGATCGACATCAACGACGACTCTTACTGGTATCAGCAATCCGACTTCTTGTACTACCATAACCGCGTGATTCTACCCGAAGGCATGAGAGACTATCGCGTGCCTATATACGACAAGTTGGGATTTGCAACGCTGATGTCCGATGTGGAGCGCGATTCCTTTTATTCTCGCGGCTCCGAAAACAGAACCTCTTCGTTTCTGTACGGCACCGACGCTCTCTATGCACCGCTCGACTCCTTGAACGGCATCCAATTTAAGACGGGACCGGATGTTGCGGGGAAGGTAAACGACGAGTATGCCGACGACGACTGGCTGTTCGTGTTCGGCGACCTATCGGTGTTTCGAGACAGGATGAGCCTCGGCACTCGAATCGGAACCACGGTACAGAACCCGGCGATGATCTGGATGGCCGTGGTCGATAAACGATACGGCGACCTCGTGTATCCCACCACATCCACGGGCTGTTACTATCGTTGCATCGTGGGCGGCACCACCGATGCTACGGAGCCCGCTTTGTGGCCCACCGGCATCGGAGAAACGGTTACGGATGGAACCGTGACTTGGCTCTGCATCGGATCGGTGGCCGGTGACGAACCTATTGCGGAAACATACGATACGCCCAACATCATCGAACGGTATATGAAAAACATGTTCGATGATGCGTATATGCTGAACGAAAAACTTCTGTATCTACAGGGCATAATGAATAGCCGATACGGTGCGGAAGGATTTAGTTTCAACTATGAACGATACGGCATCGACATAAAAAGCGTTTTGGCTTTTAATGTTTGCGAGACATGGGATGTCGCGGGAAGCATGTTGGGCACCATGATGATGCTGGAGTGCGGGGACGCGCCGACCGGAATCTACGAATGCAATCGGCGACGCAACTTCCCGCTCGGGCGGTTGCCGCTTCACTACGATGTGGCGGCAGAAGAGATACAGACGCATCGGCGCGTTACCTCGTGGTGGTCCGGCGTGGCACGGCAAGAATGGCTTGCGGCAACAGACATTCGGATCGGCACGATCCTTTATGTTGAAGACCCGGGAACCGGTGCATGGTATGAATTTGAGTGTACCGGCGAAGGGACGACGGGAGCCCTCGCCCCCGCGTGGACCTACACGACACTCGACTATGTGGGAGACAACACCGTGACATGGCGTTGCTTCGGCCCCGCCGCGACCCCCAGTGCCTCGGCCACAGTCGATTACGAAGAGGACGGACTGAAAGAGGGGCTGCCGGTGGGCGGCGACACCTACAATTTCCGTGACCTATATGCGGCATACGATCATATCCATCATCGGTTCGACGACGACTACACCATGGCGGTGACGCGGCAGACCAACGAGGATGTGATCAGCACGGCCCTATATGGCGGAACTTGGCTCTACATGTGGTTCGACACCGAGACGGAACAGTACGGGCACAGCACAGACGCGACACTCAAGGTACTTTTTGATCAATATGTTCTGGACCTACGCCGGAAAAACAAAGTGCCTGCACTGTTGGCGCGATTCGAGAACGGCATTCCGCTTGTTTATGCGGCGCAAGTTTTTCTGCTGTGGGGCGGCGTGATAGGGTATGACCCGATCAATTACACATTGCCTACTCCGGTGCCCGAGACCTATGTGACATGGCCCAACAATGTCCTTTCCTATGCCACTTGGTCCAGAGGAGGCTTTGCTACGACTCAACTAAATTCTTATAGGACCGATACCATACTGACCAACATGTTCCGGCAAGTCTTCGCCGTCGATACATCCCTGTATCGTTGCGGATTCATCAAAGACTGGTTCGAGTACGCAAATAAGCCGGTGCTGGTGGGGCAAATATGCCGTCCCTTCAATGCCGTTTCGTTGAAGGAAAGACATTCTTTCATCTGTGTTACCGCCGGGACCGCTGGCAGCGTCCCGCCTGACTTCGGCACGGTGGCTCCCAATCCGGGCGAAACGGTATCGGAGTCCGTGGTGGCACCACTGACCCCCGCTGTCTGGATGAACTTGGGATACATGGCTTTTGATTGGCGGCAAATAGAGAATCCGTAGGAGGCGAGGATGGCAAAGTTACGATATGGCCCCGCAACGCTCCAACGCATACGCGCCGCAGTCGAGGCGGGAAAGACACGAGCGCAGATAGCGCGGGGGCTCAAGATAACGGTACGCGCCCTCTACGATCTGGCCAAGAAGCATCCCGAGATAGAGGAGGCGTTTGCGGCAAAACCTCCGGTGCCGGACAAATACAACTCGACGATCCCGCATCAAGTCCTGTACATGGTCGCGGTAGGAAACAAAACGATTGCGGAGATGGCGGCGGAACTCGGCATCAACGAAGAGACATGGTACGAGTGGTTGAAGAAACATCCTGATTTTGCAAAGGCTACGGAAAGCGGGACGCGAGCCGTGTTGGGCCGCGTCACCGAATCAATGATTGATCGCGCAACAAAGCAGACCACCGTGATCGAGAAGGATGTAAAGTACCAGATCAAAAAGAACCCCGACTTTGGGAAAGTTCCGGGAGCCGAAGAATATATCACGGTGCCATACGAAGAGATACGAAAACACAAGATTCATTTGCCGGACATGGTGGCCGGGAAATACCTGTTGGCCAACCGTGATCGCGAGAACTGGAACAACGACGACCCGAAGCCGCAGGAGCCACCGAAGAAAGAGCCGAGCGATCTCGAAAAGAAGTGGATCGAGATACTGAAGGAAAAGGATCCTCAAAGCAAACTGTTGCTGGACAAGATGCAACTGGAAAGGCCCGACATCTTCATGCGGTATCGCAGGACGCAAGACCCGACAGAACTGTTGCAATATATCAAAGAACTAGATGAGGGAGGCGCGACATGAGGCACAATTTTGTTATACCCGGATTCGCGAGTGCGGGCACCGCGTCTCTCAAAGTTTCCGGCCTCGGCGGAATCTATGCTGTGGTCGCGGACGAAACCGTGGCCCCGAAAGACGGCAACTGGTCATCGCTGACGCAGAGTCCCGCCAGCGTCCCGCTGGGCCAGCAATCGTATGTGGTCTTAAAAAGCGGGTCCGCCGCTATTCCCGCAACGGTGGGATATTCGTGGAGCGGCGTGTGGCAACGGGCCACCGTGTTGGCCAACCGCATCGTGCTGATACCGGTGCAATACGATTCGGAAACGCTGGCTCAGACTCTTTCGATCACCGATGGGGTCACCGATACCGACATTTCGGTGACGGCACGCGATGTGACCCGCACCGCCGGATCGTTTGCCATCGGCGCGGCGTGGAACAACTCCTTACACTCTCTGGGCGGCCAACTCGTCGCCATAGAGGGCACCGGCATGAACAGCGTGGCTCGTGTCGTGGATAGCGAGAGCAACGAACTCGACATCGTGAATGTTGACGACTCGTGGCTTATCGTTGAAATGGCTGCAATAGCCACGCCGGGAGCCATCACGCTTTCGTTCCTAAACAGTGGAGACACCGTTATCGGCACACAGTCTGTTACGGTCAGCGGCACAAATGAAATATCGGGGGAATCGTTTTATTGGTACAGTGGCGACATCGTTACGGCCATCATTGACAGCGACGACGAAACTGCGTTTATGGAATATGGCGGCGACACCTATGGACCATCGACGGGCGACGACAACCTCATTGCCGATCTCAACCTGAAACAAAACGCCTTCGTGCGCATTGTCCGGGACAAAAACGGAGCCGTGTTGCCGTACTGTGCCTACAGCGTGATGAGCATAAGCGGGATCACATTATTTACAGGAAGTGCGGACGAGAATGGAGTGATCTCGCTGACGCAATCCACTCTGCCCGAAAACTTTATCATCGAATACAACTCTTTCTCGGTTCCGGTACGGCGCGAATTCGTGGTGTTATGATGGAAGTCTTTGTTGATCGACAGAACTCGCGGATGCAGGTGCTATGCAAGGCACCGCTGACCGACTATACCACGCTGTCCGTTGTGTTGGCACGCGGCGATTACCGACGAGGCATCAGCCTGTATAGCGGCGTTCCGGGCCCCAACCTTTTGTTCCGATACAGTTTCAGCACCAACGACATCGCGGACATCTATTTGATCGGCACGAGGCCGAGCGGCGAGGAAGTGATAGTTGACACCAAGCCGTTGCGGGGCGGCACGACGAATCAAAGCCTGCTGTTACGGCAAGAAACGGTAAAGGTATTGGAGCAACGGAATCGGCGGCTCTCGTTGGCCGGTGAAGTCATTCTCTATTTGAGGCAAAGCGAAGAACCGTGTTCCTGCTACAACGAGGCGTTCGAGAACTCGAATCCAGGATGCACGGTCTGTGGTGGCACCGGAGTGGTGGCGAGCCATCTGGGCCTACGGAGTCGAGCCGTTATACCGGACGCAGAGACCGTGCGGTATCAGAAAGAGGCAGCGGGGACCATGAACCAGCGAGAATACACGAATTGTTTCGCTGGCCCATTCCCGTATTTACAAGACAATGATGTGTTGGAACGCGGGAGTGGCGAGAGGTACTTTATACAAAAGACAAGCGACCAGAGGCTCGGCAACGAACTGATCGGACAGGAATTCACGCTGGTGAGCATACAAGACTACTATCCGGTACGATTCACTATGGCAACACTATGAAAATATCAAAATTTTCGCAAGTATTTGAAAATACGGGGAAAGTTGACAAGCAAAGACGCTTTCGTAAAATATGTTTTGAGCATGGCTTATTAACATGATGTCAAGGAGAAAGGCATGATCACCAACCCGCTCACCAGAAAGGATTTCCTGAAACAGGTTATCCCGGCCGGTGCCAGTACCACCGACCTGTCCATCGAGTTCCCGGCTATGACGACCAGTCCCGTTTTCGACCTGACCAGTGGCCCGATAGCGGACTATGGCAAGGTTCTCTGCAAAGTGACCGGCACGATGCCCGCCAACTCGGTATTCAAGGCCGACTTCTACAACAAGGATCGGCTGCTCGGCACCACCACGACCGGTGCGCTCGGCGCGTACACCAACACCAACTTCACCTTCAGCCACACCCACGCGCTTATCAAGGCGGCTGACAAGGTGATCCTGACCCTCCAGTGCAAGCAGACCACGGCGGCGTACACCGTCGATGTGTTCTTCACGCTGGAAGGCATCACGAAGTACGATGAGCAACTTGCCAGTGTGTTCAGCGATGTCGATTTCCAGATCGGCGCGAGCGTTGCCGCCACCAACCCCATCGTTACCACGCTGACCTTTAAGGACAGCGAAGGCGCGGCGATTGCGGAGCGGGGCAATGCGTTCATCTACGCCTCGTCGGATGCCAACGGTGAAACCCCGGCCTCGCTGGGCACCGCGTTTTCGGCCACGGCGGGTACGCTGGTTCAGCAGCATACGGCTCTGCGGTCGTTCACCGCGATGACCACGGCTGCGGGTCTTCTCACCGTGACGATGACCCACAACATCGGCGCGACATTCTACCTGAATGTTTTCGCCAACGGCAAGAAGTGGACCAGCGGCGCGATCACTTGGACCTAATCCATAGGATAGGGTTCGGCTATTCTCGGGGGGAGGGCTTAGTCCCTCCCCCTTTTGACAGGTCTTTTTCATGGGAGGTCTGCTGTGATACCGGCGATAAGAATTGATCCTTCCGGCGCGTATGCGGCGGCAACACCGATTGTGGAAATAGACCTCGTTCCTGAGGTAAAAATAGACACCGGCTCTGGAGACCCAGTACATGGTTTAGACACAGCACTTAATCCATGGAAAGCGATCTACCTACAGGAAGGTATCAACAAGACGCAAGCGGTTACCGTGACTGGAAACAATACCGGCGCATATAGCATTATCGCCGGATATCCGTCCGAGACCCCTGCGGACAAAGAGGTCAGCATCGCATACGAATATGGCATCATTTTCTTCTGCAACGGGGTGGACACCCTCGACGATTCGTTTCAGATCGATTACACGCCTATCGGAACGGTAGTGGATACGCATCCCGCTTTGGACACATTGCGGGTCGGGCCGTTGGCAACATGCGAAGCCATCGGTGAGCATACCGAGTCGCAGGGATATGTGACCAAGGCATACGGCGAGGGATCTTCTGCCAGAGGATCCAGCGCCTCGGCGGCGGGACGGTATTCGGTTGCCGAGGGTTCGGCGCACACTGGATGGTCGCCGCAAGCATGCTCTATCGACGCGGCGGGCGTGGTAACAATCGCTGGCGTTGATGTCACGACTGAATTTTCCGCAAACGACTATGTGTTGGTATTCGCGATAGACGGAACACCGCTTACAGAGGTGGCGCGAATAGATGCAACAGAACCTTCTTTTGCCGTCGATACAACCTTTACGCTGACCGCAGCGTTATCGTATGGAGCCGTGACAAATGCGTACATAGTCGATGTCTATATGGGCAGATACGCTCGTGCGCACGGACACGGCACCACGCACGCGATAGGTGCGTATTCCAACGCGGGCGGCAAGGGAACACGGAGCATTGGCGAAGCATCGCTTGTTCATGGAGAAAGTTCGCAGGCTCTAGGCGAATGGTCTGCATCGCTCGGATACCTCAATGAATCGGTGGGGCAAAACTCTTCGACATTTGGGAAATCGTTGCGAGCCTACGGAACCAGATCGTCTTGTGTCGGAAACGGATGCTCCGCTGCGGGATCAGGCAGTATGTCGCAAGGAAATTCATGTAGGACCGGATATGCGGAACAATCGTGTTTAGCCGCATTGGTCGCTGGGACTACCTATGCGATTACTATCGCGGGCGATGTGACGGCGGAATTTACCAGTGGCGATACGGTTGTGTTTTTGCATCGTTCTGGAATTTATGTTGACGAAGGCGGAGGTGGTGCAATTATAACGGTGCCCGCGTTCGGTGGAGCCAACACCACATTCAATGTTACATTGGCGGCAACCTTAAAAAACCTAACCGGCGTTATCGTGAGTGTCAGCAAAGGCACTTATGCCCACGCCGAAGGCGATGGTACAAATGCGATAGGGCAAGCAGCACATTCGGAAGGCGATGGAGGTACTGCGCTTGGCAACGCATCTCATGTGGAGGGAAGCAACGGCTCTGCGACCGGAGCATATAGCCATTGCGAAGGAGATTCTGGAACTGCGTCCGGTACGGCAAGCCACGCGGAAGGATTTACTTGCCGATCAATTGGAAACTATTCTCATGCGGAAGGAGATAGGTCTGATGCCTATGGCCGCGCATCTCACGCGGAAGGAGACAGCGATGCATACGGCGACTATTCGCACTCGGAGGGACACGCAGATAGTTTTGGAGAAAACGCACACGCGGAAGGTGTGGCCACAGCATACGGAGACGAGGCACACGGAGAAGGAGGAGGAGCCGCTTATCACGAAAAATCTCACTCTGAAGGGTCGGATACTCTCGCCGGTGGCTTTGCTTCACACGCCGAGGGAGAGGGTTCTCAGACATGCTACAGCCCCGACTCTTGTACCGTTGGTGCCGGTCCGGGGTTTACGGTAACTATAGCGGGTGACGCAACGGGGAGATTTAACAACGGAGACACCGTTCTGTTGTTTAACATAACGGGCGGAACCGCTATGTTGCCGCACCAAGACACTATTGCAAGCGCACCGGTATTCGGCGGCGCAAACACCACTTTTGACCTTACCATAGGAATTGGCGACAACACAAACTGTTCCATCGTTGATCTTGAATACGGGTCTTATGCTCACTCGGAGGGAGATGCCACAAAAGCACTCGGCACCGCCTCGCACGCAGAGGGACATCAGACCACCGCAAGCGGAGACTACTCTCACAGCGAAGGGTCCGGCACAACGGCTTCGGGCAACAATGCTCATTCGGAGGGCCAAGACACTACTGCGTCCGGCGTTGCCGCTCATGCCGAAGGAGATGGCTGCAACGCATCTGGAGCGATTGGTCACGCGGAGGGAGAATACACAACCGCATCGGGATTGGCAAGTCACTCCGAGGGATCAAACACAACTACAAACTCAAAACCACACGCTCATGCCGAAGGCGCATATTCCAAAAATAACTGGCAGGGTTCTCATGCCTCTGCCGAAGGCATTTTCGGAGCAACCGGCGATGCTCAATACGAACGAATTGTCATTCGGGTAGCGACAGCCGACGCTACTCCGACCAAGATGAGAATAAATGCGACTGAAGAAATGATCCTGCCCGCCAGCAGCCTTTTCCGGTTCACCGCAGAGATCGTTATGGTCAATACGGCGAATGGCTTAGGTGGTGCATACCGGGTCACCGGTCTTGTCGGAAGAGTAGGGGCCGCCGCCGCGAATCTTCCCACTCCGGCAACAGTAACAACAGAATACGAAGATGTTTCTCTTGCCGCATGTGACATAACGGTGTCGGTGAGTGGGAACAACTTGGAAATAGTGGCGACAGGAATCGCGGCCACCACAATACGATGGGTCGGCAGCGTACACTTTACTGAAGTGGTCTACGCTTGATGGAAAACGCCGAAGCCAGAGAGTTGACCCGCGCCATCGAGGCGTTAAACAACAATATCGGAAACCTTACACGCGACCTACAGGGGTTTGCCACCAACACCATCGCGCAGAATCCGGTCGCGGCAGGTCAGGCATCGGGTCGAATCGCAGAAGAGTCGGCACTTCAGTTAGAGTTTGCAAGATCAATAAAGTCGGTTGCCGAAGAGGCCAAGAAAGAAGTGGCGACACAAAAAGACAATAGCCAAGAACTTTCTAAATTGCTTCGGCAGTATCGACAGGTCAATGAAAGTATCGAAAACGAACTTCGGCTACGCAAAGAAGGGCTAAAACTGAACGAAGAGCAGTTGAAGAAAGAGCGCGAGATATTGACGGCGCAGTACGCAAACGAACAGGCAGAGACTCGCGCTCGGATAAAAAGCCTCGGGTACGAAGTGCCGGAACAAAGCGGCGACAAGGGGATACTGTCTCAACTCAAAGATCATTTTCTGAAAAGCGATATGTCCATGAAGGGCCTCGCGCTGAGCGGCGGCATCATGGCTATCAGCATGGCTCTGGATGCCGTGAAGGCTCTGTGGGGCGGCATCAAAGAAGAAGCGATGAACATGAATAAGAATTTGAGGCAGAACCAGCAGACTGCGTTGTCGGCGCAAGGCGGCATCGGCACCGGCGACTTCCAGACACAGCAGTTGCGGCTCGCGCAGAACATGGCGGAAACCGACCGCTTCTTTATCGCGGCCGGAGTCTCGGCGGAACAATTCTCGGAGGCCATGATCGTAAATGCTCGTAGGCTCGGCGAATCATTGTCCGATGCCGGGACTATGCGAGAAAGCGTGGCCGAAATGACGGTTCATGCCCGAGCCGCAGGAGTCGCGCTGCGCGAGTATCAGGACACCGTGGCAGACCTGACCCGCACCAACCAGATGGATATTTCACAAAAAGATCGGGCGATGCAAATCGCGGATCGCATCTATGCGACCGAGCGCGAAATGAACCTTGAGAAAGGATACCTGATCAACAACATCAAGAGCACCTACCAGAGTCTCGCCACGATGGGCTACAGCATCGAAAATGTGGTGGGCCTCAACATCCGGTTCGCCGAGGCGATAAAGGCCGGTAGAATGAGCCTCAGCGACATCATAGACTATGCGAAGGGCATGAAAGATGCGACGGAGGGACAACGGTTGTTCTTTGGACGCGCCGTGCAGCAATATGGAAGCGCACGGGGGCAAGATGTTGAGTCGGCGGTACGCGAACTGTCGGGCGGCGATCCGGTGCAGTATTCGTACCTGATGCAGAAACTTATAGAGGGTGCGCCTGATGCTCGACTCACACAGGCGACGGGGCTCACCGACAAGACCGCTGCCGCATTTATGCGTGATGAGGCGGGGCGTGTTGCCAGCGCAATGTATATGGCTCGTGGCGGCACCGCGTATGGAGCCGAAGCGTGGTCCGAGAGGTTTAGGGGGCTGTTCGGCATGGCGACTCCGCAGGGAGCCTTTGCGCGGGGCCAAATACTTGACGCGGCCGGGAAGCCGTTGCCTACCGGCACAGCGGCTCCGACCGATGCGCAGTTGAGGGAACTCCAGACATCTACCTCAAAACTGACCACGGTAGACGAGAAACTTGGGGTCATAAAAGACACCTTCATCAATTATGTTGCAGAAAAGATGTATGGGGTTGGGTCGGCACAAAGCCAGATGCAAAAGGCCATATCTTCTGGCGACTTTGAATCGCTTGCAAAAATATATGGTAAAGAATTGGCGGCTGGGACCAGCGCACAGAACCTACAGTCTATAGCAACCGACATGTTGTCAAGCGGGGATGTTGACAAACTCTCGAAAAGCGCGGGGAAAATGGGCATCACCATAAATGTAGACGGCGGCGATGTCGAAAAAATAAGAAGAATTCTTTCAGACGAATTGCAGAGAGCGGGCATTCTCTTCAAGGAAGAATACACGGCAAATTTTGAAAAATACAGAGGACTGTCAAAGGCGAACCAATACGGCAATGTGGTGACTCCGGGATACAAAAAATGAAAAAAATCAATCCTCGCAACGCGGTCGAAATCGCGACTGCCAACCCGAATCCTGCCGAACTTGTCGAGGCGCGATTTATCAAGGGGAGAAATCTTACCTTTTACATCAACCCGGAATCCATGCAGGTGGGTCAGCAAAACCTCTCTAAACTGGAACGGACACAAAACGGATATGTAAAGATCGGTTTTGGGCGAGGACTGATAACGCTGAACTTTGCCGGGAAAATGCCCATATTCTTTGAAGGGTTCGGAGACAAGACCGAAACCTACGATGCGGCACAGTTCGATGTCGAAAACTTCTCCGCGTTGCAGGAAAGCCCCGGATGGGTATGGTTTTCCGAATTCAGCGATTTTGTGCGTAACAACGCCAAATATCCCTTCTACATCGGCTTCTATGGCATCGTGGCGCAAATATCAAGTGGCAACATTTATCCGGTCCTGAAAGGCGATCTCACGCCTCCCGCGTATTCACAGGACGCAAACAACCCGTACATGCTCAACTATAACTTCAGTTTCAACGGAGTATTGGTTGACGAGCAGATAAATAGGCTCAAATCCATGGCGCGGTCACAAGACAACAAAAATCTGGCGGAAGTGGACCGAATCTTGGGCAACCCCGATCCGTTCGCGATATGATCAGCGGCGAGTAAACACCGATTTTGGCATCTTCTTTTCCCCGCTCGCAACGGTGGCTTGACGCGGAGCCTTCTGCCCCGTACCGCTAAGCACCGCCTTGGGCATCTGCATGTGAGACAGGCCCCGTTGCTCCTGCTGGTTATAGTGGAGCCATCCTGCCAGAGCCATAGCGAAAGGTTTCGTGTCGTAGTTGCTTTCCGTGATCTCGTAGAGTTCGCGAACAAGACGAGGCTCGTTGCAGAATCGGAGAGTGCCGGTTCGTATCGCCTGAATCATCACCTCAAGATGCTGGAAGGTGATGGAGCGAACGGCCCGGACATGTTTCTGCCGACTCTTTTCAGACACCGCCGCGTCCGCGCTGATATGCTTCATATTGGTTCGACGCACCGCATCGATCACGGTCCACGGCGCGGTGGGAGCCGAGGCAACAAATCCGCAACGCATCCCCCGCAGGTTCGCCATCACGACCGGCACCATGTCGGGGTCCGTCGCCTCGAACACATCGATGAAATCAACGATGAAGATAGACACCTGCCGATACCCGATGACCAGCAATACATCGTCCCCTACCGCGTCAATATACGCGGAGCGATTGTGGAGAGGCGGCATCTTGTTGGGAAACGACCACACGAACTCATAGTCGTCAGTGATGGTGCATATCGGCATTTCCTTGTCGCCTACCACGACGATACTATTTACATCCGGGACACCCTCTATGGCCCGTTGCATATCATCGGACGGTATCAGAAGGCCCGTCATGTTCAGGGTGCAATTATAGATGGAGCACGCCGCTGCGTCAGCAATGTCTTTAGATCCGATCTCGCCTGACGGAAACTTCGAGGGGTGATCATACTTGTCTCCCATGTCTTCGAGGTAGCGCATCTCCTTCTCGTACTGCGGATGCGGCGGGTAATCGATCATGTTTTGAAGATGCAGACCTATCAGCGTATCGTATGGGCCCTTGCTCTTGTCGGCCGACAGCATTCCCGCGTTTATGCCCAACGCATTTAGCCGCTGTATCAACGCCACGCTTTGCCAGCCGTCAAAGGTCGCTTGTCCGATACGGAACCCGCGTTGCACCAGCGAAAGTAGAATGTTTTCCGGCAAATTGAAGTCAAGCGGCTTCTGCGGCGATGTGAATATGTTGCCGTATAGATCGATGGTGTACCGGCCCGTTGTGTGATTGTAGTGCGCCAGTGCCAGCCCCACATTGTCGCCGGTCAACGCAAGATCGGCGTGAAAGTAGTAGATCGCTCTCGGGTCAAGCGGAAGGTTTGCAAAGTCGATGGTGTTGCGTTGCTCGTCCCACGGGTTTGCCCGGTTCAGATTGGCATTCTGCGCAATGATGTCGGGGTCAGGCATGGCTCCGCTCGCGGCATCCGGCGGTTCACAGCCGAAGTCACGCTTCGCCTTCACATCGTTTTCACTCTTGATATATTTGTCGCGCTTCTCGCCGGTCATCACCCATGTCGGTGCGACAATGCTGATCTCGTATCCGTCAATACCCGATTCCTTCGATTTCTTGTAGTAGCATCGGGGCCGCTCGTCCGGCAACTTCTCTTCCTCAAGAATGAGGTGGCAGTCGTCGAGGCTGATCTCCTGCCCATCGATCTGGTCCGCCATGACGCGGCTGGTCAGAAACGATGACTTGGCCAGTGGCGTTGAGATCAGCAGCAGAAGTCCATGTTGCTTAAAACGAGAGAAGATTGCCTTTCTGATACCGCCAAAGAGTTCTTCGGTATAGGTGGTCTCCTGTTCAATAGCGGTTTTACGCCGAAACTTCGTTTCCCGCTCGATATGGTCCGCCTCATCAATGGTCCCCGCGAAGACGCTGTAGCCGAAAAAGGAAGCCGCTTTCGAGTGACCGGCAATAAACAGGAGGTTTTTCTGCGGGAACTCTATTTCGGCGCGTGCCTCGCGGTACGGTTCCGGTACTATGTTGGGATCCGTTCCGACCATATACTTCGACTCGTTGTACCGTTCCGCGATCTCGTCGCGACGCACGATGAGTTTTTTATTGAGGTTTTGAAAACTCTTAACGCGGCTCACCCAAGTCTTCGAGTTCTTGAAGATAACATTGAGGGCCTGTCCCGCGTTGACACTGAGGTTCATTATAGCAACGGATGTTCCCGATGACAGCCCGAACTTTTGTTGCGGATTCACAAATGACACGAATTCGTCGATCTTGTAGGCCAGAATCAAAGAGACGAGATACGACTTCCCGCCGCCGGATCCCACCAGCATTTTAACCACATTGATGTCCGGGTTCTCGGTAATCACCTTCAGAATCTTGAGAACATTGGGATACACATCGGACCTCGAAAGACCCAAGAAACGCTCCTTGTCGAAAAGAAACCTTTCTATATCCGGATGTTCGCGGTCATATATCCCATCGCACAGAACCTTTGACATCGCATCAAAATCTTGGGGGGAGAGGGCCTGTGTCAGCAAGATGTCGGTTATGTCGCGTAACCGGCTGTCGCGGATAATGAGGGGCGGCGGCTTTATGATTTGAACCATGGACGAATCACCACCGTGTACAGTTTGTATGCGGCCACAAAGCGGAATCGACGCAACAGTTTTACGAACCGCACCTGTGCGCCGAGCAGAGACACCTTTGTGTGCATGCTCACCGGCAACGCATCGATCTCTTCCGCGCTATGTAGTATGCCCCAAAACCGTCTGCGATACGGAGTGGCAACCGGTAGGTCGTGACGCGGCACAACCTTTTCCCACGACCGGTTTTTTTCGTCCGCGCCGTTCTCGTCGCCTAAAAAATACTGGCGCACCACCGAGCATTTTGCGACCGCAGTTTCGATGTCAAGTATGTCTTGGGGCACCGTCCTCGGGTCGCATTTTTCGGTGGCTTTCCCCAGCACGATATGGAGTCGCACCAGTTTGTCGGAAAGGTCCGGCGTTATTTGAAATTCCGGTTTTGATATATCGGTCATAAATCCCTCTGTGTCAAAAAATGGTGGAGATGCCGGGAGTCGAACCCGGGTCGATCCTGTTTCGTCGGGCCACCGATACAATTATTCCCGTTACGGTACAGCAAGAGCATTCAACGGGCAGAACTTTCCTGCTGGTCTTGGTGATTCATGTTTCGGATCACAAAGGTTCGCCAAGAGACCCTTGTGGCCTATCCTGTTGTTCCGCAGCGGCAAGACAGGAAACCGCGCCGCTGAGGTGGTTTGAAGGCTGTTGTCAGTCGATCACGCCATACAGGGGTTAGCCTGCGGAACAAACGCATCGACAAGGTTGGCAAACAGGTTCTTCAGGAAAGCATAGGCTTTCGCATTTCTTTGGTGCCGCAGTTTTACGAGGCCAGCGGCGACCTCGAATTGCGGTGACAAAACTACGCAAAACCTCGAAACCACTCATCCCCACTTCTCGGTTGTGAAAGAACAAGGGGCCGCCCCAACCACTACAAGACGGCCCCGGACCACAAGAAATCCGAACAACGAACAATCGTATTTTGCGAAAAGAAAAGCAAAAGGCAAGTTTTTAGGATCGGGCCGCTGCCAGACGATCTCGCTTTTCGTCTCTGACCGGAGATTTGTCCTCGTCCCGCGTCCCCAGTACCTTCTTGATGCGATTCGCCTCCTCAGGCGACACGGCGGTCTCCGAAACAATGGTTCCATCGCTGGCGCGGACCCTATAATAAATCTTTTTGTCCCGCGCAAAGATGCTGTGCCGTACCCCCCGCTCGCCCACGCTGCCGAATATATACATGATCTTTTCACTCGTCATCGCCATTCTCCTTTTTCTGTTCGATCAGTTCCTTTTTCTCCTCCTCGGAAAGAGGCTTGCCCTCGACAAGAAACACGGATCCGCCCAGATGCGGCACCGATGAAACGCGCTCCATCCATATCTGGAAATCGTTCTCTTTGGCCCATGCCCTGACCTTTCGCATCGACTCGGGATCGAAAGCGTTGCCGTTCCGCACCACGAGAACGCGGAGTTTCGGGTCGAGGCCCTGCGCGATGCCCAGAGCAACCTTCAACTTCTCGGACTCGCAGAGTTGGCTCCAATGCTTCTCCTTGAAATATATCTCGCCATCGTCAACCGAGAGGTGCGGGATCGGGTACTTCCCAGCCGCGAGTACCGCCTTCTTTTCGTCCACCACCGATTGCAGCGACTTCTCGGTACGGGTCAGCGTAGCGTTTTGGTCCGCCCATGCTTTCTTCGCAGCCTGATACTCCGTGTGCTTGGTGTAGGCGGTGCGCTTCTCGTCCACACCGTTGATCTCCGCTGCGATAGTCTCGGCTTCCTTGCGTAGCGGCACCTCGTTGCTGTTGACGAGATGCTTGCCGAGTTCCGCGCTTTTCTTGTCGGCAATATCGCGCCGCTTTCTTGCCTCAGCGATAAGACCTTCAAGCCGCTTTATCTCGGCATCCTCGGCAACGATCTTCTCGTCCTCTCTTTTCTTCTCGTCAGCGATCCGCCCGATAGCGGCGAGGCTATCCGATATCTCTTTTTGCCGCTTCGCCAGATCGGCGGTGCTCGGCGGCTCCGCAACCGGGACCGCGTGGGCCTGTAGCGTGTTCATGCCGGTTTCGAGCCGCGCCAAATCTTTCTTCTCGTCGCGCCGCGTCTCAAACAGCGTCTTGTACCGCTCATCCAGTTCGGCCACCTTTCCCGCGTCGATACCGGCTATTTCCATAAGGGTCGAGAGCCGTTCCTTTGGGTCCATGTCGATGATGCTGGCGATGTCGAGCGCGATGGGCCGCTTCTTCACCTTGCCGGTAATATCGGTAATGAACTCGGTTGCCGACATCTCGGCCTTTTTCCCGTCGCTGACACGCCGCACCTCGATGGTCGGGGGCTTCCCCTTCTTGATGGTGCGCCGAATCGTGTAGTCGCCAAGGTTGACGATGCTCTGGGCCGTTTCCTCGCCGTCACGCACGATCTTGTCGTCAGTATCCGACTTGAACGCGGATTCCAGCATTTGAAGAACCGTCGTCTTGCCCTGCCCGTTCGGCCCCTCTATGACAACAACATCGTCACGAGGCGTGATATCGACCACCTCGATGGTGCGGGCATTGGTGATCATCAGCGATAAGATGCGGTAGCGTTTATTTTCCATCCTTATTCTCCTTGGTGTTAGGTTCTTCGATCTTTTCGAGTCTCTGAAAAGCGTATTCCGCCAGTTTTTGCCGCTCCATCATGGCAACGGGGCTTTCCTCGGGGTATTTCAGAAACTCGGCGACCATAGGAATATCCAGCATCGCTTTTATGTCGCGCAGCAACGGGACCAATGCTTGGTTGGAAACATAATCTATCGCCTCGGCCCTTTCCTGTCTGGGAACAAAAGGTCTTTCGCTATTCCAAAACTCCCCCATCCGGAGTATCTGCATAATGGCCGAAAAGTATTTGGGTATTCTGGCGCAAATGATCAGCGCGATCATGGCGCGTTGCGTGCGGGTTATCATCGTCCGTCTCCCACCGTGAATACCACGATGTTGACACCCGATTTCTCCGCGTTGGCCACCACATGTTTCTCGAACTCGTCACGGCTCATCGGCATCACCGCTTCGATAATGTTGGTGTGCTTGTTCGCCTCCAGATGCTTGATCGCCTTCTCGTGTCGCTTCTCGTGATAGACCATAAACAGCACCTTGCCGTCCCCCGAGATCACCACGGAATCGAACATGGCGAACACTGCCTTCTTTTCCGCCACGAGGCGTTCCACCACCTTCTTGCCCTGCTCTATCGCCATGGGCAGACGGCCACGGCCCTCCGGCTTCTCGTCCTTTTCCTTCCGGGCCTTGTCGAGTTCGGTCCGCTGCCGCTCCACATCGCCGCCGCTTTTCTTGACGATTTTGCGGGCCTCGTTGACACCGATCTTCTTCGCCCGAAGTTGTTCCTTCACCGCCGGAGCCGCTTGAATCAGTTCGAGGCGACGAGTCACAAAGACCTCGCTGCGTCCGATACGCTCCCCGATCTCTCGGGCCGAGAGCCCCCATGCCTTGAAGCGACGAAACGCTTCGGCCTCTTCGATAGGCTCCAGACGCTTCCCGTCGTTGGCGATAAAGGTGTAGAACAGGGCCTCGATGTCGTTGATGTTCTTGTCCAGAAACAGAGCGGGAACGCTGACGATATTGTTCCCCGCCCCGATGGCTTTCATCGTGGCGCGAAGCCTCCGCTCACCATCGACCAGAACGATACCGTCTCCGGCCTTGCGTACCAGCAGCGGCTCGATCACGCCGTTCTGCACGATACTGTTCATCAACTCTTCTTCTCCGGTGAAATCGGTACGCGGGTTCCATCCGCCGATGACCCGTATCTCGCGGGGATCGACGCGATAGATGTTTCCTCTACCCAAAATGCCTTTTCCTTCGATTGCCATGACAAATTTCCTCCAAGACACCCCACCGTGGGGCGCAATACGAGTATTAACTATTGCGAAGAATTTGTCAAGAAAAGTTTTAAGAAAGTTTCAGACGCAGTGCCGTTGGATGAAATCTAGGTTCTTCCCGTCGCAGTAGGTGCGCAACGATTCCTTCATAAAGATCGGGATGTTCTTTGACTCGGCATAGGCCACGATGTCGCGTATCCATTCGGTGCGGGGGATCACCTTGCCCCTACGGTTCCCGGTCTCGGCACCCACTATGATCCACCGAAGGTTGGGGAACAGGTGCAGCACCTTCGGCGCGCCATCGCCAAGTAGCGGCTCAATGCTGACGAACTGGACAAAGGCAAGTGGTGCGGTGCCACGGTTATAGGAAAAATCGCTCCCGTTGACTCCGGTGATCGTCATGCCGCGCAGGATGTTCTTCATGCCGAACGGCGAGAAGTTATCCTGATACACCTGCGGACGCTTGGTGAGGAACAGATAGTATCGGTCCGGGTCATTGGCGATACGATTCGCCACCGCGTCGATCCACTCGGGCCTCCAATCCGCGATATCGCTCATGCTGTTGACGAAGATGCGGAAAGTCTTTTTGGGAAACTTTCGGTGAAGGTTGGACTCTAAGAAAACGGGGAGAAATCGGCGTAGGTTATTGGCCAACAGAGTCTCGAAAATCGAACCCGGCGGCAAACCCCGATACTTAGCCTCCTTTGCCGCGATAGGCGCGGCGAAGCGGCGAGCGATGCTGTGACCGTAGCAGTAGGGGCAGGCATGGGTGCAGCCCCACACCGCGCCCAGCGTTTCGTCACACCAATCGATCTTGGTCGGCATTATTTTTCTCCCGCTCGTCGCGACCATCCGTATCCCCAGAGAAAAATCCCGACACCTAAAGCAACCATCGAATCGTGCCGCCACAACAATACGAAGCCCGCGACTTGCAACGCAACCCCAAGCGCAAACATGATGCACCGAAAAATCAGCCTGTTTCTCATCTTTTTTAGTTCGTCCATCAGTTTTTCTCCTTTGTCTTAAAACAGTTGGCATACAGGCTGATCGGCAACAGATACTCGGTATCGTCAAAACGCATCTGTAGCGCATCGTCAGCCACCCTTATCAATACTCCGATATCGCCCTTGCGGATTTCAAAATAATGGGTTGGTACTTCGTTATCTCGATGTTGCGACCCCCAAGGAAATCCATGCCCCGCTTCAAAACGCGCCGGTTCCTCGCGCACAAAAACATACCTCTCGCCCACGATGAACCCGGATGGCGGCACCGGCTTCTCGTCTACCATGTGCCAATGCCCGCCTTCGTTCGCAAACTCACACTCGGTGTCCGCACAGTCCACGCGATATCCGGCCTCGCATTGTTCCGTCATGCAGTTACACGGGGCAAGGTCGTCGCGGAGACAGGCGCACTCACCGGCCTCATTGAACAGCCCGTCGTAGCCCTCGCGCTCCAGATGTTGGCGGACGATTTCTTTTACGGTTCGCATGGCACCTCCCAACATATCAGTCTGCCGTATTTCGTGAACCCAGTATCATAAACTCCGGGCCTGTCCCCTCTCGCCTCTCCAACGATATTGGTAAACTCCATCTCATAGTAGACAATTCCTTCCGGCGGCGCATACGAAGGATTGTTATACACTACTTCGATCTTGATTGACGACACTATATCAAACACCTCGGCATACTTGAGGCTTTGATGAAACGCATACTCCAGAGAACCAAAGTCTTTCTCAAATGTCGCATTATACAGCCGTACATATCCGACAAGAAGTTCGAGCGGTTTCTCCTCAAGTTTGTCGAATCGAATGCCGCCGCAGTGGGGAGAGCGATCAAAGGCGCGTTCGTGGCGACGAAGGAAATCTACAACAACCTTCTTAGCGGTGTCTTTTTCTCTTACCGTTGCGGTCATGTCTTTTTCCTCCGTGCTTTTGCGTCTAGCCCCGCCTTCAACAAGGCTGTTTGCGTTATCGACGACATCACATCGGTATGCCCCGTAAGTTCAAGCAACTTCTTCTTGCCTATGATGGCTCCGGCGCACAGGTCCATGACTTGAGACAAGGCCATCCGCATCTCGCGTATATGTTCCTTGAGACTCACATTTTCTTCCATCAACTCCGTTTTGGTACGAAACTCTTTATTGTGACGAGCCATACCTGTTTCCTCTTCGCGATCTACAACCACCTTGTTTTGTGAGGAACCGGCTTGCGCAGCCCCTTTGACCCAGCATCCCGCGCATTCGCGCAGAGTTTGCAAAGTCCCCGATCTCCCCTATGCCCACGGAATATGGACAGCGATTCCCCATCGCTCCGGTTCCAGCCGTACATGCAGAGCGGCCAGTAGTTCCCGCGTTTGTCCACATAGTACAGGTGGCTGCGTCCCTTCTCTTCGCCCGGATTACGCCCTATGGCTTCGCAATACGGAGTTTGCGGAGTTCCTATAAGCATTGTCATGGCTTTGCCTCATCGTGGATGGTTCCGACGATCTCCGCCTGTTCTCGTCCCGCGTGATGGATGTAGTGGATACCCATCACATACTCACCTTTCTCAAACTGGACGCGGCCCGTCTCGTCATCCCGTATCTCGTCAACAGCGGCGAGACAGAATGCTCCCTCGATGAACGCAATCATCATTCGCCTCGGGTGATTATTCTCCTTGTCCACAATGTCGCCTTCGTAGAGGTCTCGGCCCCGCAGCGTTTCGCCACTGAACTCGCCGACCGTTTCGGAATCTACCGCAAAGCCGGAACAACGAAGATCGCTATTGTTGAAATTGTATTCGGTCCAATCCTGAATTATGAAGCATCCTCTGTCGTCCTTCAAAAGATATCCATGAACCCATTCTCTGGTATCAATCCGCTTGCCCCGATACAGCCCCATCTTTCTCATACCTTTTCCTCCTCTACATACTCCGGCAACAGTGTCGCCAGTGCTGCTTCGGTCTCGGCAAGCCATCCCTCGTACTTTTTTATCTCTTCTCTTTTCTCGGCGACGCGCTCGGTAAAGTTTTCTTTCCGCGCCCGAAGATTCCGCACGCCACAGGCCACCGCCTCGGCTCTGGTGCGGAACCCGTTGTTCTCGTATATCTGAGTCCCGTCATGCGCCACCGCAGGCCACTCGAAAGAATCCGGCTCGGTCTGCCGCTCCACCACAGTGAGGGTGTCCGAGTCCCAGAACCAGATCGGCACCGGATGCTCCAGTACATCGTTGTCGTCCATGATCGACCGCATCTCTCCCGACGCGATAAGAGCAGCAAGGGTATCCCATATCTGGCCCAACTCTTCCTTGTCCTTCAAGGATTTGCGCCCCTCGTGCCAAGTGTCGAGCGCGTAGGTGATCTTCATGGTGTTCTTGTCAACGGCGATCAGATTGTGGCATAGCGGCGATCCGACACAGATGTACTTGCCGTGATCTGCTACAATATATCGTGTGTCATTGAGCAGTTTTTTGAGATAGCGTGCTTTCATAGCGGCACTCCATGAATGTTCCCGATCACCACGGCCCTGCACTCATCCACCCATCGCTGAGACAGGGGTTGCCATGGGTCCAGCAAATCCTTCTCAATGTCTTCTTGATTCGCCATCATAAACGCGGCACGATCCGGCACGAACCGGACAACCTTGACGATCCGATAGGATGCTGTGGTGGGCTGAATCAGATCGCCGTCAAATATCTTGCGCCGCTCGACCGATGTGTCAACCACGCCGGTGAACAGTTCAAGGACGGTGGACGGCGACATCAACTCTTGGGCATATCCCCTGTGCGTTAAAACCCGCATGTCCCCGTTGCGCCAGTCAATACAACCAACATCGTAGTACCGTTTTTCTTCCGGCCACCATGCTCTAAATAGCGGAATCATAGCACCCCCACCAACGGCTCGATCAGTTCCTGCGGCTCGAAGCACTTGCTGTGGATAAGGTCGGCCGCGTGCATGAAGGCGACGGCGGGGAACCGCGAACACACATTGTAGAAGTCGTTGATGTCGGTGGTCGTGCTCGGCCCCATGTGCCAAAACAGAAGCATCTTCTCCTGATCGGTGAGACGGATAAACCGACTCGCGATCTCTATGCTCTTCGCGCCGTGACCCAACGGAAGGGCTTCGGGTATCCACTCGTATCCCGGATACTTCTCCCATCTGTCGTTCTTGTCCTTACGGAACCGCTCCTTTTGCTCGTAACAGCCGATCTTGCACAGGTCGTGGAGCAGACCCGCCACCAGCGATGTTTCCAGCGATATCTCGAATATCGGGTTTTCCTTCACAAACCGGTTAAAGGTATGCGCCACCCCGAGGCTGTGGATCAGAAGTCCCGCATCGTGCGCCGAATGATACCGGGTCGAAGCGGGGTCGCGGTAAAACGATGTGGTGTTGAGCCACGCCACCAGATCGGCCATGCCCTCGCGCTTCCACGACAGCAGGTGCGCCTCGAACAGATCCTTTTCTTCCGCGACATAGGCTCGGAACATTTCGGTCAGTTCCTTGCCGCGATACTGTGTCGTCATACGCTGAACCTTTGAATGGGCCATCGAGACTCCTCCTATAGAATGTTTCGGTAGTTTTTAAGCATATCGTATTTCCCGTGACTTGTCGGTTCTATTGCCACGGTCAATTCTCCATCGGACCAACAAGGGTAAACGCGGCCTCTGATATCGTAGTAGTTCCCGTCTATCTTGAGGTAGACATGGCTATGGTTCTCCATCAAGGTGCCACCGTAAACAGCCTGTAGCATCTTGGCGAACCAAAAGCATGACCCGTTCATATAGACATGCTCGGCTCCGACAAACGAATCACGGACAAGCAGAATGAATTGTTCAATGGGCACCATCTATTCCTCCAATGCACAGTGTTGTCGCAATGATGTTTTCACCCGAGGATCGCCGCTCAAAATCATTTTTGACATCATTTTCTCGGCGGCAACATCTATGGTAGAGCCAAGAGCGTCACATCCGCAATGATTAAGAATGTCAGTCACCTCTTGACGACACTTCTTATATATTTCAGATATCATCATATCTATGCAACGCTGAAATGTCCTTATATGATCCGGCGGAATATACTGCTGGCATAGTTTGTAAAAACAAGATTTGTCCAAAACAAAAAACACACCACGAGCGTTTTTAAGCGGAATAATCGCGGCACAGTCGATCTCGCGGCCCATTGAATCGATCAGAAACGGCAGTATGGCGCGGCCGAACGGCCAATACGGGAATAGTTCTTCGTAGCGGCTCATCTCGCCCTCGCAGAATCTTGGTGCCTCATAATCGGCGTGACTCGCCAGTAAAACGGGTCCATGTTGAAAAGCATCTTATAGTCATCTTTCCATCCGGTAGTAGGCCACATCAGACCCGTGATAGAATACCAACGCAAAGGCAGCGTCCCTATTTCTGGGTCGATTCCCACCTTTGCCTCCTGATCACACCTCGAAAGCCGGATAAAAAACCACTGAAACAAAACGACATTGAAAAACTTTAGCCACGAGAACGGTTTTTTCATAATAGCCTCCGCTAAAAAGGCGACAACCACTCTTCGATGCGCCGCACCGGGAAGTGTATCTTGCGGGCCTGATGGCCCTTATCGGTAAAAAAGAATCGTTGCGGCACAAAGGTCGCCTTGAACAGACACGGCCCCTTCGCGGTATAGGGAACGATACGGTTGATATAGTCGCCGTGCTGTTCCCACACGATGCCGCGCTTCACCTCAAACGCTTCCGCCTTTGAATGACCGCGAACAAAGCCGCCCTTTATGTCCACATACGCGGTGAGATCGGAGCCAGTGGCAAGCATCACCGCGTCGGGTTTGTACGGTGGCACTATGCGAAGATCATTGCCGTCCGATTCGCGCCACTCCGCAGTCTCCACATTGATCCAATCCTTGTTGCGCCACCGCACCGAGAAGTCGGCGGTATACGAGTGGGCACGGAGCAGGCACTTCGACCGCTCCAACACCTTCCTTGCGCCTTGTACGGACCACAAGAGGTCGCAGGACCGCGAGAGTTGCCATGTCTTGGCTTGATACCGCCACTCTCCGATCTCCTCGTATTGTCGCAACTCTTCGAGCCACCACGCAAACCACATCTCCTCGGGGCTGTCGAACTCGTAGCGAGTCCCGTCAATGATGTCGGTACTCTTTGGTTTCATCTCTTACCTCGCCTTGCCTTGCCTGTCCTCTCCTCTCCTCGCACTGCCTTGCCGAGCCATGCCGATCCCTATTCGTCACTAAAAACCTCGCCTTGCAGTGCCTTGCCTTGCCCTTCCGCGCCTAGCCATGCCTAGCCACGCCAAGCCGGTTTCGTCACTAAAAAACCTCGCCTCGCCTCACCTTTCCGTTCCTGTCCGCACCGAGCCCCGCCGCGCCCCGCCGCTTTTCACACTAAATACCTCGCCTCGCAGTGCCTTGCCTTGCCTGTCCAATCCAAGCCCCGCCATGCCGGTTTCGTCACTAAAAAACCTCGCCTCGCAGTGCCTTGCCTTGCCTTTCCGTGCCTAGCCACGCCAAGCCACGCCAGAAAAAGTATTAGTCCCAACGGGATACCATAAATTTGCCAAACACGCCACGGAAAGTCCCGAGGCCAATAGCAAGCCCGCCTTCCTCAAAAAGATTGCGTATCTCGACTTCCTTGATTTCCTTATTGGGGAATATCTCAAGGCCGAACTCGATCTCCCACGGCAACGGAAGCACGGGACGCTCTTTCGGATTCGGTATGCCGAGGGGAAGACGAGCAACCGATTGGTGAAGATAAACTCCGCTCTTCTCGTCCCTCTCATCGCCGAAGTCGCCGACCTCTATCGGTTCTCCGTCGCGGAGAAACGGGATATAGGCGGGATTCTGCTTGCCCCCCACGATGTTGACAAACGATAGGCAGGCGTTGCAGATGTCCTTGTACTCCCGCTTGTCGCGAAGCCGCTTCGGAGCCGAGTTCGTGTTGTGCGCGGTCAGAAACGACATGATATTGATCGTCGGCATTGCCACAATGCTGGTGCCGGGTATCATGTACAGTTTCTGGTGCCACATCAGTTTCGTTTTGTTGTCACCGGCATAGCGGTCAAACATCGCATCCTTGATGCCGGTGAGCCGTACCGTTCTGCGGATTGTTTCGATACAGGACGCGCCTTCCTTTTTCTTTGCCATCATAGTCTCCATTGGTTGTTATTTCTTTCTCTTCGCGGCCCTTGCCGCCTTGAGTGGTTTGTTGCTCTTCTTTGCCATACTCTTTGCCCGCTGTTCCGGCGTGCGCGGCTTGACGATACTGTTAGGTTTCGCTTTCTTTTTTTTCTTGCCTGCCGCACGGGTGATCTTGCGTGCCTCGCCCTGCATTTTTATCTTCTTTGCCTTTTTTTTCTTCTCGTCCTCGGCCTTGCTCGGCGTAGTATGGATTGCGGCTTGGCCCTTGATCTTAAACTGCAACATGTGTTCCTCCTAATCAAAAAGTCCGGGCTGTTTCGGGTCATCCTTCTTTGCCTTCGTTTTGGCCGGTGTCTTGGGCCTTGGCTTCGGCTCTGGCGCAGGTTCCGGCTGTGGCCGCAAATGGCCCTCGTCCGAAAGAACGCATTCGGCCCCATCGGGTACGGTTGCAGCGTCCTTCCGCGCAAACTTTTCGTTCGCTGCCGCCGCCCCCATCTTATTGATAAGATCGCGGAGATCCGAATCGCTGAAAGAAGTGAAGTCGTGCGGTCGCTTGTTGGCACGGCAGAAATCAACGATGCGGTTCTGTGCGCCGAGCCGGTCATCCCCGTATGCGCTCATCACGGTACGCACCAGCACATCGGCTAAAGTCTCGTTGACCGAACGAGGACTCTGTTGACGCGCCGTTTCTTCACGACGCACCTCCTCGCGAATTAAAGCGTCGATCAAATTCTTTGTCATGCCCTCGGTCCATGTGTTTACGGGGACCAGCATATCGAGGCCCATCAGGAAATGCTCAAACTCGGAAGAAAAAGACCATCCCTTAAATGTCTCATTCTCGGTGCGACGAATAATGGCCCGCTCAAAGACGCGGTTTGCGACCTCGCGGAGATCGTCCACCAGTGACTTGGGGACAACGAAGTCGGCGGGGGTGGAATTTGGCTGTCCGCCGACAGGGAACACGGCTTTCGATTGAGTCGGTGTGTTACCGGCAATGGTCGTGGCGGCTGTCGTTGTTTCGGAAACCTTCCTTTCCCTGCTTGCTTCCGTTTTCGCTTCCGGCTTCATTTCCGGCTTCTGTGCCGGAATGACTTCGGCTTTGGGAGGCTCCGGCACTTTCGTTTCCGCGCTCGTTTCCGGTTTCTTCGGTTTCCCCACATTGAGCCGCCATGCTCCCTCGGTTTCTCCGCTGACCTTACACGAGGCCCGTAGCGCGAGAAGTTCCGTCATGGTAATAGACGGCTGGTCCCATGCCAACAGTTTGGCCACAAACGCCGCGTCGTCTATAGACTCCGTGTAGCCGCCGAAACTCTTGCTGAAAGTGACTTCGCGGCCACCGATCTCGGCGACTCCGTTAAACTCCATGCCGTCACGGGTCAACAATTTAACCGCATCTTCCCGAGCCGCCGCCTTTCGTGGCTTCAGCGCATCCTCCATGGCCTTGATGCGAACCAATCGTCGAGCCACCGTGTCTGGCATGTCGATCTGGTTCCTCATCATTTTTTTGACATCCAGTTTGGTGCGGGGATAGAAGAACTTACGAAGCAGTTGTTCCCACTGCGGATAAGTCTCGTCTTCTTGAATCGGCACGAGGAAGTAATGGCCCTGCCGAAGATGCCGGATGAAACAATGTATTTTCCGAACCGGTCGGCCGATAAGGGTCGAGATAGTCTGCATCAACGGCATGTCCAGATCGTCTCCGTCCAGACCCTCTCGGATACCCTTTAGATACCCGCCGCTGACCTGATACCGATACGCAGGCGCAAGGCTCGCGGATGTCTTGTCGTCGAAAAGGCCGATCTCGTCTTCGCCGACATCGTAGGCCCGACCCCGAATCTCATAGTGTCCCGGAGCCAGTAGCATCACATCGTCCATGGTGCCGCAGTAGCCCAGTTCTCCGCGCTCCTCGTCGTCGAAGCACTTCACATAGAACCGGCGTTCGCGCATCAGGCTTTTCCATCGCGGGAAATCGTTATGAAACGCTATGATCGCGTCCACGAACGGACGATCTTCAGGCGCAACACTGTCAAGATCAAGAACGCCTTGGCTATAGTATTGACTCGCCAAGTGTATCCGCTTGCCACGCGAGGCGCGATACGCGAGGAGTCCCGCGTTTACGCCATCGAATTTTTCCGCGACACCGAGTTCTGACAGCAGGTGAGACACGGACGGACGCTCGATGCCATCCACGAAATACCGGTGTTCCTTTTCGTTAAAATCTATCATCCGCGACGGAGAAAAGTCGAATCCGCTCATGGGCTACTCCTTCGGCTCTTTGTCGGCGGGCTTCGTTTCGGTCAAAGCATCCTTGACTTCGTTCAACTGTTCCTCGGTGCAGTCTTCGACCGCCATGCCATCTTTCCCATATTTGCGGGCGATGCTTTGGTTCAGTTTTATTTCCGATATTTTGCGGCCCAGCGCGATATCCTTTACCTCCTGACGCAACGCGGCGATTCGCGCCTCGTCGGGGTTCGGTGCCGCCGCCGCCGTTTCGTGGGTCAGTTTCTTGGGTTCGGGCGTAGACTCTATAATGCCGCGATCCGTCGGCAACTCTTCTTCCGCATACGGCATGCCGTCGAACTCGTCGGGGAACGCGAGCCGGAACGCCTGACACAGCGCAACCTTCCGAAGCATGGTGCGCGGCTTCTCGTTCCATATCGCATTGTTCTGTGTACACTCGCTCCAATACACGGTATGAATGGTGGGCCGGTTCCGGTCCTTGCGCCACACCCTCACGGTGCAACGGAACGGATCGTCCGGGTCCGCGTCCAACATCACATCTTTCTCATACTCTTTCCACTGGCCATGATCATCCTTGTACTTGATGGGCTTCTTTTCAGCCCTGATCTTGCCCTCGAACTCCGGCTTGTCGAATCCGTCGTAAATTCTCTCGCCCTTACTGTTTTTGGCGCGTTCGGCCCGTTTCAGATAGACCTCGTATCCGGTCACGATGCTCATGTCATAGTCACCCGGCTTCGCGTTTTCGGCACGAACCCCCTTCTTGAGATACGGCGTGACATATATCTCGCGTTTCAGCGGGTTAAGGTTAAGGGCCTTCGCGGTGAGCATAAACAGGTTTTGCTGCGACTCGGTGAGTTTGGACGCGGTGCCGCTACTAACCAGAAAGTCGCGTACCGTTTTCTCGTCGATCATGCCGGACAGTAAAAGTTCCTGCCCCTGCTCCACCTTTACCAACTCGCCTTGCTTTTTCTCGCTCATCAATCTTCTCCCTTGGTTATAGAACAACAGACTTCGCCATCATAGCATTTGCGAAAAACTTGTCAAGAAAAATGCGAGATATTTTATGCCTTGCCGAACTGGCCCATGGTGCGACGCGAGATATCGGCACGCGCCGTTTCAAAAGCGTTGTGGAACATCGGGCAATGCGGACCCACAGCCGCGTCAAGAATGATGCTGGTCATGATTCTTTCGTAGGAGGAACAGGAGAGGATGCGGTCACAGCGAGCGCACGCTTCGTTCTGGGCCGACAGCATCGCGGCGGCGGATACCTCCATGTCGGCCTCTGCGGTTTTAGCCGCCAGCGTGTCGTCCATGCCGCTTTCGAGGTTGAGCCGTATCAGTTCAGCGGCGTATCCGTTGATCGCGGCGCGACACACCTCGGCGATACTCCGGGCCCCCGAATGAAGCAGGATGCGATCCGTGACCATCGTGTCGTGTGGCGACGCGGTGATGTGATCGGCGTAAATGTCGGCGATAGTTTTCTGGCTCATCGGTGGCCTCCTATTTTTTGGTGTTCTTCCCGCCCTTCCCTTTCAGTATCGTCTTTGTCGCCTTATCGAATTGTTTGCCACTCATCGTCACCGACTCGTTACCCATCTTAAAGGTGATTTTGGTCTCGTCCTTTTCGGCGGGCTTATCCTCCGCACCGAACTGCTCCTCCTTGATGCGTTGAGACGCGGCCTTGAGCAGTGTGACCCACTCGCCGTTGAGCCACGACAGCATGTTGATCCGGTCCACGATGCGTTGCTCCTCCTCTTTCTCCTTGCTGAACGGCAAGTCGATGCCGTAAGGCACCAGTTTGTCGGCGTGAACCGTGAACTGAATATCGCCAAAATCGGAGTCGAGCCTAAACCGCATCTCAACGGGCCATGCCGCATCATGGTCCAGCAGGTTCGATGCAATCGCATCCTCTTTCTCGTTGGCCATCTTCACGCGGTACTCGTTACCGAGATTGCCCTCCGCGACCCCATGCATCTTGATACTGTCTCCGTTGAGGCAATATATCTCGCGATCATCGGGGGTCGTGTATCCATCTTTTTTCTCGCCGCTCCGGTACAGGTGCAGAAGCAACATCTTGGCGGGTACACATCGGTCCTCGCCGATCCGTAGGCAGTCGTAGGCATAATTCATGTATTGCGCCTCGACCCCGAAAGTGGACATGATGGCCATGCTGAACGCCGAGATGTCCGCGCTCGCCTTGCTGAACACATAGATAAGTCCCTCGGCATAGTCGATAGCGGCCTCGACGAAATGTACCCTCGGGATCGTCTTGGCCCTCAACTGAATGCGTATCGCATCGATCACGGGTTGCCGTAACTTGCCCTTCATTTCGCGGTACGATTGGGTGTAGCCGTTTTCGACGCAATATGCTTCCGCCATCATCTCGACCGTCGCCGCATCATATTTGTACTGATCGCAACGAAGGCACAGCATCGAGTAGGGGCCATTCGTGACCGAGCAATCGGCGGTAAAGGACTGTGAGGTGCGTTGCCAATCCACCCATCCCTCGCTGGAATCCAGCACCGAAAGCGGGTCGATAGGAATGAAACTGTGTTGCGCCAAAGCGGAGCCGAGTTCCGACACCGACAAAGACGATATTTCTTTGGGCAGACTGAATACAGACAAAGCAACGGAACCTTTCGCTACCTTCACGATTCTCTCCTATGGTTGTGGATCAAACGCGGTCGCACGGCTTCTTTTCTCGTTTTTCGCGTCGCTTCTGTTTCGCGGCCTCGGATGTGCGAGGAGCCGCCTTTTCCATCCGTTCGCGTTCCGCGCCGTACCGTTTCAGGGCATCCTGAAGGTTCTTTCCACGCGAAAAATGGTCCACAAACATTTCCATGAAACTCTGCAACGGAGCGCAGAAATTCATGTTGAGCCGCCGACAAATTTCGCGATACGGCGTAAAGGTCTTGAGTCGGACCGATAGCCCCTGTGAAACCACGCGGTCATTGGAGTGTTCGTCGAGGAGCCGGTTGATCACATCGTCGTTAAACCCCAACTCTTTCAACAGGGCTTCGTAACGCGAGTCTCGTGTCGGATCAATTCGTTTGGGCATAGTTTTTCCCCATAGATGTTTGGTAAGCCACCTATGCGTCACGATACGGAAAATAAAACGGCTGTCAACTTTTTTTTCGCAAATTTGAAACACCGGGAGCATCACGAATTGTCAATTTCAAAAATAGAGACTTGCGCCGATACTGTCGCAGGCTTTTCCGGTGTCGGTTGCTCTGCGGCTTGGGATGTTGTCGGTTTTCTTGGGGCAGGATTTTTCTTTTCCGGCTCTTTCCCCGCATTGTTCCGCGCATATTGTATCCGCGCCTCCGCGATCTTGCAATACTCAGCATCCTGCTCTATTCCGATAAACCTAAATCCTTCTATGTTAGCCGCTTTGCCTGTTGACCCGCTACCCATGAACGGGTCGAGGATAACACCACCTTTCGGCGTGACGAGGCGGCATAGGTAGCGCATGAGGGCGGTAGGCTTGACGGTGGGATGATGATTGCGGGCTTTCGATACGCCCGTGCCTTGTGTTCTGTTTGCTCCATCACTACACCTGTGTTGGGACTGGTCGCCAAAATCATTCATGGTGCGCTTGTCCATCTCGTCCATCCCCTCGCAACCCTCATCCCTGTCCGACTTACTTGCCTTCGCGCAGTAGAAGAAGCGGGATGCGCCGCCAGAGTCGGTGTGCCCCCTTGCGCTCCTGTTCGTCTGTATTGTTCCTCCCCATGTGTTTCCACTACAGTTTGAAGGATTTTCTGTTCGTTTGGTGGAGGATATGCCGCTCTGCTCGTCCATCAACCTGATCGGGCAACCCTCGACGCATTCCCATGCCTCAACGGTCTCGGTGCCATCTGGGTCGGCGTAGTTGAAATATGGTTGTTGCGTTCTGTTTTCGGCAAGTTTGTAATTCCCGCCAACGGGGGCTGTCCCACCGGCAACTCCCTTTACCTTCTTTGTCCCGGCACACCGACACCCCTCGGAATGCGACAAGACAAGGTTCGCAGGCCAGCGGCCCTGTTCATTGCCGTGGATCGTGGATGGCGCGGAAGTGCATTTCCAGCCGGTGTTGTTGTTGTTGTAGACCTTGCCTTTTAGATCATCCGTTTCTACCCTGCATCCATCAATGTTTAGCCCCCCAGTCCCATGCTTGAGAATGTTTGCGGCAACCGTACCTTCAACCGGCTTTCGGAAAAGCCACCAGTCCTCGGTCGCCGGTTTCAGCGCGGTGCCCCATCCGCTCCATTGCTTCGCGGCTTCGGTGGTCGGCTCGGTAATGTTGGCCATCATGCGGCCCTCAGCATTTTCAAAGTTGCCGCCGCGCATATCGGGACCGACATCTTTCTTTCCGACAACCGTTCTTTCCGCTCCGGCAGACTTGTCTAACGCTATAGAAACATTCATACTTTTCGGGAATCCTTGCCCGAAGTGATGAGCGATACGATCTCTTACTTCCCATCCCGCATTCTCCCATCCCATCGCGGTCCAATGGCTGGTGCGCGGAATCGCCCACACCAACGCATGACCTCCGGGCCGAATGACACGCAGACATTCCTTGGCGACCTCTGACATCCACGCTATCCACGAATCGCGGCCGCCCTTATCGTGGTCCCAATTTTTCCCCATAAATGAAATTCCGGCGGGGGGGTCGGTGACTATCGCATCGACCGAGTTGTCGGCCATCTCGCGCATCGCCACGATACAGTCGCTGTTGATGATTCGGAACTCAGGCATCACGGCCTCCGCATCTTCACAAGTTGTCGCATCGCACGAACGCTCGGCTTCTGGTCCGACAGCAGAATATCAACCAGATCAAGCAGTTCGTTGTAGCGTTGAGCCATGAGTTCCGCGCTGTTCATAGTGTCCATCGAGATCGCAAAGACCTCGTTGCTGACCTCGGGCGCATCGTAGTGAGACGGATCGCGTTGTGCCTTGAGGCGCAGGTGTGTGGTGTGGCTCATATCTTATCCCCTATCGATTCCTCTATTCTCAACTGCACCTCACACATTTCGTCGAGCCGGGATTTCGGTATCGGGTTCCCGTGTCGATGCGGTGCCGTGATCGTGTTGACAACACAGAGTAGGTGGCGCAACATCTTCATAGGGTCGTCCGCGTTCTTGGCATACCACTCGGGCGACAAGATATGCGGCGAATCGTAGCGGATATCCTGCTTGGCGAGCCATGCGCGGACTTCCTGCCACTCCGGGTTGCGGCATCCAGAATCAACGAAAACATGCATAGCCCCATACCGATGTTTGTTTCGTGCTATGAAATCCTTGGCGGACTGATCGGTGAAAAACACGGATATGAACTCGTCAACCTCTTGATAGTAGTGTTTCTCCCACGGCCCCGTGTCACGCCCGCGCTCCTCCATCCGGTCCAGAATCGCGGTTTGCCGTTGGTCCGCTTCGCAGCATCCATCGTGATCGTACCATTGATACAGGCATGAATAATCATCGGTCGTCACCACCTTCTGTTTCCGAAACACGACATACATGGGGTCGGCGGTACACTGGTTGTCTTGGGTCCGCAGACGCTCCGCAATAGTCTCAATGCTCATGGGTCGCCTCCGGCATCGTAGCGAGAAGAGCGTGGATAGCGTTGATAGACACCGCCTTGTCTTGTTCCGGCGCAGGCAAGGCCCGCATCATCGCTTCCATGCGCTCCAACTCTTCCCGCGTCTCCGCGCCGATCAAGCCGATCAACGCTTTGCGAAGCAAAAACATGTCCTCTTCGGCTTGCCGCAACGGATGCTTCGGGCAAACCTTGATATGCGCCGTCAGCACACCGTTGTCCCATCCCGGCGTATCCTGCGGGTACTCTTTGCCGCAGTAAACGCAGGTCATCACGCGATGACCCTCCGCGCCGCTGGCCGAATCCGCGTCGGGTATATCGCACCACCCAAGATCGCCGCTGACGCAATGCGCGTGTTTCAGCAACTCGTCATGGGGCAGTTCGCCTTTGCCATCGTGCCGGACCAAATGGCGTTTGCCGTCGTCTTGTAACTCGGTCACATCGAAATAGATTCTCATGGTTGTTCTCCTACAAAGACATCGTTGTTATCGTTCATGCCCGTTGTTGACATGTCGGCCGTCATCACATACATCGGCGGCTTCATCGCATCGTGCCAGTCGCGGATGCGCCGCACAAGGTTGGCGGTACTGGTTCGGAAGGTTTCGGTGCCGCGACTATATCCGTCGCCTCCCGTTATCTTGGTCATCCACCGCATCCGCGATTTACGACCATCTATTTCTATATCGAGACGGTTCTCTTCTTTCTTGAGGCTCCCGTACTCAAACTGTATGGTGCCCCAAGCGGTAGGCGCGACAAAGGGCTGGTACTGCTCGGGCAAGGCGCGGATCACCGCCATGGCTTTCTGAACGATACGATAAGACACCGCATCGGCACGCTCGCCGTTCCATTCCGGCTCACGCAGGTACTTGCGGAAATGGTTCAGTCGCCGGATATTGGTGTAGCGGCGGTTACGGACGGCCCAATACTGGGCGAGTTCCCGTGTCGGCGGCGGCTTCGGGTCATACGCGGATTCGTCCAGCAGCATGTCGATGATACCGGAGTTGCGCAGCGTAGCACCCTTAATTCCGTTGAAAAGATCGCCAAAAATACTTTCGTATATGCGCCCGATACCCGAGATCGACGGCATCTGTATAGCGGTCGCCTCGGGAAGGTCCGGCACCCCATACGGCTTGTCCTTCAGCGTCATATCCTCGGCAGGGGCCACAAACGCCATGCCCTCTTCCATAAATGGGCTGACCACGATCTTGTCGTCAATAAGGTCGGCGGTCACGGCGCGGATGGCTCTTAGAGATTTCTTTATCGCATCATCGGCTCCGGGTCCGATCACGACGATCTTGGGCCGCATCGCTTCCCGTGTCCGGTGCCGCGCCTGTTCCTCGCGGAACTCGTCCGCAGCCTTCGTGGTCTCGGGACCATGATATTCGGGGTCGCGCTCCCATTCCTTGACCACGGCTTCCATCTCGCCATTCTTGAAACGGATCGCCTGTATCGCCTCGCGGTCCGCGATATCATCGGGCGTGATGGTGCCATGCACCTCTTTGGCTCCGATCTCGATAAGGCGCATAATGCGGTCCTTGCTGCTCATCGCCTTGAAAGTTTCGGTTCGGTTCATTTCGGTCCCCGTATCTGTTCTAGTTCTTTCGCCATCGCATCTATGGTAGCGTTCTTGCGGCGCAACGCATCGCCGATAACAGCCGCCACCAATTCGTTCGGCGCGTCCGGTCCCATGCCGCAGGATTTCTTAATCGCGAGAATAGTGGCTTCGAGCCCACAGCGGTACTCCTCGCGATCCCGCGCCGCCTCAGACACGGCGGGGTCATCGTGTATCTCAATGTTCCGCTTCAACCACTCCATCAGCGCGGTCCGGTAGTCGCCGTCCCTTGCGGTGATGAAATTGTTGGCCAACAGATCGTCAACTTGATGCAGCGTATCGGTCAGCCGCTTGCGATCCGTCACGAGAGCCGCAAACCCATCAGCATCCACGATCTGGATGCGCGGCGGTAACGGCCCCTGTGTCGTCATCGTGATTGTAACCGTCTTGCACGGCACCGATATCGCCTCTCCCGGCGTAACGGTGGCGCAAAACACATCGGTGCATCTTTCTATGCCGCTCACCTCTGTCTTGCCGGGAATGCAGTTCCCGCACCCACACTTATCCACCGGCTCTTTACAGACATAACATCTTTCATCACTCATCGTCTGGTGTCCTCCGCTTTTATAATCCCCAGACTCATCCGCGTTGTCCGCTCGGCCCACTTGCCGGTCCTCTCTTCCCACAAATCGGTACGCCTCTCGCCTTCGCTGTACGCTTCAAGATCCGTGCCCACAAACGGATCTCGCTTCGCATCGGATTCGTCGATTTCGTTTCCGAGCGCGTCGAGAAACTGCGGCCCGTCAAAGTCATCGACCATAAATATCCAGTGGCGTAAAGGTTCGGTCATCGTTCTGCCCCCATATCAAACAAGGTTACTTGCCGCACCGATCTCTTTGCCTTTGTCCTCATGTTCCGCGTCCAGATACGATCTCAACCCGTAGTACGGCGGGCTAGATATGATGCATTGCACAGAACCGTCCGGTATCTGTCGCAACATCTCTATCGCATCGCCAACCAATATGCGGTTTCTCACCGTTTCCCCCCCACCTTCCGGTACATCCGCATCGGCACGGTTCTTTTTTCCATCTCGCCACACAGCACCATTTTTTTCAAGTAAGCGCAGACTCGCGACGAAGCGTTTTCCCTGCATATCCTCAGCGCAAGACCTATTTCCGTGGGCGTGCGCCACTCACCATCCGCCATGATCGCGTCTATCCGCGCCCTAGTCTCGTCTCCCTTCTTAGCCATCGCTCTTCTCCACCGGCAAACATTTTACCAGCACGGCCTCTCCGAACTCGCGGAGCAAGGCCGCGCACGAAACCGGTTGAGTCGCGCAATCGTTGAACTCCGTATGGTCCTCGCTGTGGCCGCAATCGGCACAGCACACATACATTCCTGCGTGGTCACACCTAATCATGTCATGCCCCCGTTGTGTTGTTGGCCCCTATTGTTCCCAGATTGTAGAAAACATACGGCTGTATCGTTACTTCGACCCGACGACGGCACTTGTCGCATTGCAACAGTATGGGTCCATACGAAACGGTCCGCAGATAAATTGCTTTCCCGCACAGGGGACAAAAGTATCGGCCCTCTATGCGCGGACTGTGAATTTCAATGTTCATGCCCTACTCGCATAGCATTTTGCGAACACTCGGCGCAGTCTTCGGGTCCGCGCACATCTCGTCCCGCGTCGGCTTTTTCTTTTCCACCGGTTCGGGTCGTTGCGGCGCGGAACAGGCCGTGATTGCCACCACGATAAGAAACAGTAGGCATCTCATGTCGTTGACCTCCGCTTCGATTTCTTCGTACGATTCGTGCCTCGCGCCAAACGAAGAGCGTCTATTTTCACGCCCATTGCTTCGAGGCTGGTATGTTCCGCCAACGGCTCATTGGTCCGCGTGTCAATCAAGATGCGCGTGATCGGTTCTATACGGTCCCCCTCTTTGCGACACACAAAGAACACGGCGGCTTCCAGCGGCGGTAAATCGTGTATCGGACGGCTGCACCACTCGGTCGAATCCTTGTCGTGATACCACATCAATCCATTCTCGGGATTGACCCAGAAAGGTGCTTCGCCGCGATCCCACGGAAAAAGAAGTAGCCCGCTCATGCCGCGCCTCGACGATACAGACAATACATCGGCTTGGGATGATACCGCTTCGAGACACGCTGCTCCGCCACCAACTGTTTAAGGTGACGATTCACATAGCCGGACGCGCGGTCATAGGGGATGCCGAGAGCCAACCCTATCTGTGTCGGCGACATCCATTGATCTGGCAGCATCACGGCCAATATCTGTTCCCGCACCTTCGGCCCGTTACCTTTCTCAACCATGTTTATTCTCCTTCTCAAACCTTGCCTTCAACCGTTCATATTCGGCACGCTCCTGCGCCATCTCCTTTTCAGCCCGACTCTTTTCTTTCTCTTCGCGTCGAGCCGTAACGGTGCGCTCCATCTCGCTTTCCGGATCGTGTATGGTGCGGACCCGCAGGCAAGAATCAAAAGAAGAATCCGTGATTGGTCTTGAAAACTCTCGCGTCAAGCCTTTTGATGGTGGGTCCATCTCTATGGTCATAAAATGTTCCGAATAGTAGTAGTCGCCGCTATATCCTGCGGGAACATAGACCACATCACCGGCGTAAAGCCGTACGCCAGTCTCGTCGTCGCAACCGATATCAAGTTCAAGTGTAGCGTCGGGGCAATCGTTGAGGGGCATCGCGGCGTGAAGCAAAGTGGCCGCGCCTTCCTCGGTGACACAGATGAGTTGCCACGCCCCGTCGCCGAGCATGCGTACTTCGACCCGACCCGACCCCAAAGGATCGCCATGATAGAAATGCCGCCGATACCGTTCGCTCCATACCCTTGCTTTTATCATCGTCCGGTCCTCTCGCTACTCCAGTCCATCTTGACAATATGGTTCCACCGCCCCTCCTTCGACCACCAGCCCTCCAGCAACCGATCCACCACGGCAGGGTCCAGTTTCTTCTTCAGCGTTTCGCTCGTATCGTTCATGGTCGCTATGATCGGACGCTTCCGCTCATATCGGGTATTCACCACAAGGTAGAGCCCCTGCCGTATCCGTATGCCCTCGTGCGCATCCGATGTGTTAAACTCTTTGCCCAGATCATCAATGACCAGCAGATCGGCATAACAGAGTTTATCCACATATTCGTCCCGCTCCCTGCCTCGGCGGGTCAAAAGGTTCATCATCTCGACAAAATTGGCAAACACTACCGCGACCCCATATTCGAGGCAATGCATCGTCGTAGCGGCGGCCAGATGTGTTTTTCCGGTTCCGGCGGGGCCGATCAAGGCGAGCCCTCGTCCCTGTTGTGGAGACCCGACACTGTACATGCGTCGAAACGATTCGGCGTAGGTGCGACACATATCATAACTGCGCCGGTTCTTATCGTTGATGCGGAAATTGGCGAAGGTCCGGTCCTGCCACCGATCCCCCAACATACTCAACGATACTAGGCTCGCCATCCGCTGTTGTCGCACCGCGTCGCTGGACTCGTCGCAAATGCGGTTCGCATAGGCGTTGCGCTTCTCTTCGAGTGCTGCCACTACGCTACGGTTCGAGTCGCAACAGTATTCGATGCATGCCATTGGATTGTCACGCCACACATAACGGTCACCGTTCCATCGCACCTCGACGGGCCGCAACATACCCGGCGTATCGGATCCGCAACTCTTGCAGGTCGTCACCGATATATTCTGTTTGCCCAGAGCCGAGAGTAAAGACGCTTTGTGGGGCGGCAGGGTCGCCGGATCGACCGAGAGGGTACTATACCCATCGCTGAGCACCATCTCGTTGTTCCCGTAGCCCTGTATGGCCTCACGGAGCCGTGTTTCCTCACTCATGGTGTCGATCATCTTCTTCCTCCATCTTTGACTCGCCGAACTCATCTACTGAATCGTAGGGGTTCTTGTCGTCGTATTTACCCTCAAGTGTTCTCAACGCAGGCTCTTCTTTCATAAGCCATGCAAAATCTGCTTGAAAATTTGGATGCTTTTCGTTGGGCCTTTCGCCTCGGCAGAAAGCAGAGTTTTGGGCCTTTGTAAACAAAAGTCTGATTTGATCCATATCGTTATCCAGCAATCGATATATTTTTGCAACCCCTTTCTTCCGCACATCGGACAGATGTGGACGACACTTTCGCAGACTGATGCAAATTCGATTATATTCGTTCACAATCTCATCGTATGGAATTAATGTCCGTTGTGTTTCGGGAAAAAGTTTTTGTTGCTGCGGGGGTGAGTCTCCGCTAGGAGACGATACTGTATCCCCATTATTTTTATCTTTGTCTTTGAGTATTTGAGTCTTTGGGTACTTGAGTACTTGAATAAGCAGAGCATTCGCAGAGCCATCGCATTGCGTTTGCATAGCGTTCGCTCTGCGTTCGCTCTGCGTTCGCTCTGCGTTCGCAGGATTTGCGCGATACCATTTAGCCCACTTTGCATTTGCAGATTCTCTAGCCTTATCACTGCGTTGATATATTTTTTCAAGCACCAACTCAACCTTTTTGTGAGCCCACCCATCCTTCTCAATATCGTTTTCAGCATATTTTTTTAGATAAAAAAACTCATGCAAAACAGCAGAAACAGTGTCAATGCGATTCTTTCCAAGCCGTATTTTTTTAGTTATGTCGGCAATGTTGTTTGGCAAAGGAGTCTCTAAAAGATATGCGTAATCCAAAAGACGACGATAAACCAAATCCTCGATCTCGTCAAGATGCGCGGTGTCAACCATATACTTTTCCGGCTCCCAGTCGTAGCGATGCATCAGTCCTCCTATCGGGGTCGTGTTCCACCGGGCCTGTTTTTTAGTTTATCAAGAGCGTAGGCAACCATATCATCAATAAAATCTTGCCGCAGATCATCCATGTCCGGTCCCTTCATGGTGTCAGCCGCGATGATAAGAAGGTCGTCGGCAAGTCCTTCCAGAGTTTCTACCGCATCATCAGAAGAAAATGCGCCGGTCGCCGTGTCAATGATAGTGCCTATCGCGGAGCCAAGTTTTGTTTTGAACTCCACGAACTACTCCGCCAGTTGCTTTCTATTGTCCGACTTAGGGTCGGTGGTGCAATACGAATAGCAATCAAGATCAGGTTTTTCCTTGTAACCACCGATGGGTCGCTTCTGTAACCATTCGTTGGCCGCGTTTTTTTCGTAACGAGGCGGCTGAATCGAGAAGATCGGAAACCATTCGGTGTATCGCCACAGGTAAATTCCATCGGTTGTGACTCGGCAATACTCAGCCGCGTCTTTAATCGTCATAAGAGCCATATCCATGAGAAAACCTCCGTTCGCTACAATCGACACTACGCATTATTTGGCATAAAGCAAGATAAAAGTAAAGATTATTTGTACCGCTACCTGTAGTGGTGTTTGCAAGCAGACACCACAAGCGCGGCATTAAATACTAGCAAAAATTTCGCAACTAGCCGAAAATACGGAGAAAATTGACACGCCAAACGATTCGGCGTAGTATAGCGATACCGGACAAGGTGTCCGAGGTCTGGCGAGAGGCGCTTGATGGCGGCGATTCCAATCTATTCGATGCAGAATCAGGTGATCGGTTATGCCAATCCGGGATTGGCCCGTAAACTGAGGAAGCATGGGGTTGCCGAAGAGTTTACCCGAGACCCGTATAGTCTCGTGGTGACACAAGTGCCGATGCTGGATCACCCTTTATTGAAGGAGGCCGTTATGGCAAAGAAGCAGCAGCAAGTTTCGACGCGGAAAGGCGTTGACGAGACGAAGATTCCCGTTATGGCTCTGGCCGAGAAAGAGGCGCAGGAGCATGTGGTTCCCGAGAGCCCCGAAGATTTCGCGGCGGAGGCGCAGCGTCGTGCCTCCGAGGCAAGGAGCGGCACGGTGGGGACACGAGAAGACACGGACCCCTCGGGCCTATACCTGTCGAACCGCTACGCGGACCACATGATCGTGGTCAGCGATGTGTGGATGGACAAAAACGACCCGAGCACTGCGATGGTGTTCAGCCCCGGCGAGGTGAAGAGGCTCGACAAACTCGGCGAAGTTTTCGTGAACGGCGAGTCGGTGACCTTTAAGACCCCCAACGATCTGTACCGCAGCAACCGCCTCACGCTACTGGCGGCGCAGAAAATCCTCGTATTGGGTCGCCTGTCGCCGAAACAGATGGTGCGTCACGGCTATTGGGACGGCAAGGTCAGCCCCAAGGAAGTCGTGGATTCAATGGGCAGCAAGACGAAGGAAGGCAAGTTTCAGGTCGAGATCAATCTCAAGAACGATTGGTACATGAAACGGCTGACCCAACAGGTGAAGCGCGAACACGAGATAAACGAGGCCGAGGCCGGAGCGGATCCGGATCAGGAAATTCTTGATGCGGCGACAGCGGCGGGTATCGAATAAGGGAGGGACTGATGACGCAGAGCACTACGGTTACGGGGCCGTCCCAACTGGCATCGGAACAACGGTTGGAAGGCGATGTCTTTACTCTGCGGTGTCAGTTCACCCGCGACGATATTGCGATAACGGTTACGAATCCACGGGTGCGGTTGCGGCGCAAGGACAGTGAATCCTATGTGCCGTTCCGCGCCCCCGGTTCAACACCGATAGGAACCGACTTTACGACATGGACTCTCGTGCCGCCCCTCAGCGGGAATACAGTCTATAGTGTGGACATTGACCCCACGAGCATCGAAGATGGTTGGTACGAAGTGATATTTCTGGGCCAAACGATGCTGGGCACAGAGGCAATAAACTTGAGGCTCGACGGCGTGATAGAGATAACGGCTCTGTCGCGTTACGACCGCATCGCACACCGCGTCTTGAACCAAGTCGCGGATACCGATGTTGAGGACTATATCGCGGCGGCAGGCCCGTATCTCAAGTTTCGGGCCCAGACCGTGTTGGGTTTTATCGCAGATGCGATACAGTTCATCAATGTGCAGGGGCCGCGTCGCGACGAATTTACCATGTCGTCTCTTCCGACCAGTTACGAATGGATCGTGCAACAGTACGCCGTGGCCATGCTGATGTTTGCGAAGGCTCGAAACTTCGTTGACAACGACCTACAGATATCGGACACCCACAGTTTGTCGCAACAAAAGTATGAGAAGTATCTGAGAATGTACGATGTCGCGTTGAAAGAGGCGAAGGAAGGCGCGGCGGCGGTGAAGAAGTCAGAGGCGGGTAGCGCGATAGCCGGATTTAGTCGGCGCAAGTGGCCGATCATGTATGCGTGGCGTGGCCTCGCCACCACCTCGGCATCGTATTGGAGCGGTTCCTACACTTGGTCTTACTAGGAGGACAAGGATGGAAAAATCACGAATAGAACGGATGGAAGGCGACAGCGTGGTGTTGCGGCTCTCGCGGGCCGTGGATGCACGGGTGCTGGCACTGCTCACCAAACTGCTCGAAGCGGTGGACAACGAGGAAGACGATCTCTATATTCCGAGGCCGGAAAAGCCGCCGGTGGAACAAAAACCGTATCCGTGGCCCGACACGATTCCCTGCCCGTCGCCGTATCCTCCCGGCATAGTGGTCTGCTATGGATGCGGTCCCGTCATCTATGGTCCCCGCGACTATACCTGCACCACCGAAATCCACATCAGCGGCACCACCACGGCCGGAGCCAACAAGCAATAGTTTCGCATCGTAAAAACTTGCCTATACTTTTCTTTTCCTTATCATAGGGTTAGACTTTTTTGTAGGAAGAGGCTGTTTTGAAAAAATGAAGTTATCGGAAACTCATCAAATCAAGCGCAAAAAAGGAAAAGAAATAGACGATCTTTGTTTTAAGACCAAGAATCTTTACAATGCGGTAAATTACCATTACCGAAAAATTTATTTTGAGAATTTGGAGCGACACAATGCGGGAATTAGAGAACGATTGCCAATGCCGCGCAAGTTTGATTTGATGAGTCAATATGCGCGAGAAGATCAACCTGACTATCGCGCATTGCCATCCGCCGTTGCGCAACAAACAATTTTTTCGGTAGATCGCGCATGGAAATCATTTTTTGGAACCGCGCAAAAATATCATAAGAATCCACAGAAAAACCAAAAAAGACCGCGCCCGCCAAAATATAAAGACAAAGAAAAAGGACGACACCCCGCTGTTTTTGCTAAAAACAGCATTAAAGTAAAAAACGGAAAAATATATTTTGCAAAGAACATTATCCCGCCGATTAAGACAAACATAAAGCCAGAAGATGTCTGCCAAGTATGGGTTTTTCCGTATGGCAGCGTTTACAGGATAGAGGTAGTCTACAACAAGGAGGTCCAAGATGCAAAGTTAGATAAATCGCGAGTGCTGGGCATTGATTTGGGAGTCGCAAATCTCGTAACTATGGTAGACAACACCGGCGAGAGACAGCCGATTGTAGTCAAGGGCGGGAGAGTGAAAGCCGAGAATCAATGGTATAGTAAGCGCAAGGCATTTCTTGAGTCATGCTTGCCGGGAGGCAAAGGAAAAACGCGGCAGTTGCAACAAGTGTCATTAAAGCGAAACAACCGAGTTCGAGATTTTCTTCATAAAACATCGTGCTGCATAATTGACTATTGCAAAGAAAACGACATCGGCACAATAGTGGTTGGCAAAAACAAGGGCTGGAAGGAAAACATCCACATGGGCGATTGCTGCAATCAGAAATTTATGCAGATGCCTCATGCTCGCTTGATTGACCAAATCAAGTATAAGGCTGGATTGTTTTGCATTGATGTTGTGGAGCAGAAAGAATCGCATACCAGCAAGTGTGATGCGCTTGCGCTTGAACCCATCGAACATCGCGAACCGTATCTCGGCAAGAGAAGACACCGTGGATTATTTGTCTCTTCTACAGGGAAGCAGATACACGCCGATGTCAACGGCGCATTAAACATAATGAGAAAGGCGATTGGGGATCACAATGTGGTTCTTGATTGGGGCCGTCTGGCACGGCCAGTTTCGGAGGTGCTACGATGAAACGCACCAACGAGCAAAGCAATTATGGCTTCGGTTGTGATTGTTGTCAGATCGCACCATACGATCACATAAGTGTGAAAAAAAGGTTAGAAAGATTGCAAAAGCAACAAAAACAGATAACATATTATCGTCTTATAGAAGGAGGCTTTCGTGACTATTTTTATCGCACCTTATGATCTCCAAGATTCCGTGATCGCGCCTGCCGCGACATGGGCCAGCCCCGAGATAGAGATTCCCTACTACGCCAAGGGGATATCCATATCGTTCATGTCGGATACCGATGGCGTTCTGACCATGTACAAGGAACTCGGCGGCGCGTATGAACAGTTCGATGCATTGCCGATCACGGGCGGCGCAACGATTCATCCGGTGAAGATATACTCGTGGCGGTACCCGAAACTCAAGATGGTGTTCACTCCGGCAGGTGGTGCCGGTGCTATCGTGAGTTGCAATGTCGAAGTGACACCAAACACCATAGAATAGGGAGATCGGCATGAAGACGCAAGCGGCTGAGAAAAAGTACGACCCCAACACCTCGTATGAGCGCGAGAACCTTGAGCGCATTGCCAAGGAATGGGCGAAGTTCTGTAAGGACAAGGGCGTTCAGAATCCGGGTCGTCACGACTTCCGCATCTGGATGACTCAGAACTATCCGCGCATCACCGTACTCGACGCGCTGAAACAGATGGCGATGGACGCGGTGTGGGGCAAAGCGGACCCGTACCGTAGCCCCAGCAACGGCGAGAGAGAGCATCAGGCCGATCACTATCAGAAGCGGCTGAGCGGCGACAAGGACAAGAAGGAAAAAACGGAAGCGGCCAAGACCATAAACAAATGGAAGATCGCGCAGGACAAAGGTTCCGGCAAGTGGCAGGTTAAAGCCCCCGATGGCAAAGTCATGGAAGAGTTCTCCAAGTCGGAAGATGCGGAAGCATGGGCCAGAGACAATAAAGATCATGTGGAAGCCGCACGGATCGACCGCGTGTGGGTCGTCATGTATCCGAATCCGGAAAGCGAGATCAGCGACATTCTGTTCTCTGCCAATGTCGAGGAACTTCAGCGGCAGTTCAAGGGTGGCCTTGACGCGAAGGAAGTGTTTGGCATGTACGACAACGAGAAGGAGGCGAGGGGCCACGCACGGTCGCTTCTGGATGCGCTTCCCGGCAAGATCGAGGCGGCGATGCGGGCGAAGGCCGAAGATGAGTGGGAACCGCCGAAAAGCGGAGCCCGCAACTATGGATATCTCCGATTTGAGCATCAGCCAAACGGAGACATCAAGGTGACGGCCAATCCCGAGAACATAGGCGACATCAAAGAAATGCTTGACGAAGAAGGGCGTGCCGGTGACGATAAAATATATGACCTCTTTGATGGTCCATCCACTTCCGGCGCTTTTGGCAACGGGTATACAGCGGTTCAGCCAGAGGATGTCGGGGCATTAACAGACGGGCTTCTTGTCGGCGACGGCGATTACGATGAACACGGCGAATTTTATACCGGCAATGTGTGGTGGTTCGCCGATTACGCCGTCAAAGGTTTTGTCGAGGAACTTGCCAACGGTCGTTCGATCACGCTGGTCTATAGCGGCTTTGCGTCGCCCACCGAGAAGCCGGAAGGCATCACTACAGAGGGCAACCGCAAGGTGAAGGCCGAGGGGGATGACAAAGCAATCATCAAACAGATGCTTGCGGCTCTGAAAAAAGCCGAGTTGTCAACGACTCAAATTGCTATTGCTTCGAGTATAGGCAAAAAGTCGAAAGATGAAAAGATACAGTGGTTCGAGTCGCAACTGAAACAACTCGGGAATGAACTCCGCGCTGCTATCGAAAAGGTGGGCGGCAATGTCACCGCCATGCGCACCCGCGCCGAAGACGCGCCGGAGCCGGTATCCGACATACCGGATGAAGCCGCCGAGAAACTGATCGAAGAGATATCGGAGCGGCCCATGTCGGCCCTAGAGTTCCGCGAGATCGCCGGAGACCTCGGGGTCGAACCCGAAGCCGCCGACGACTTTGCCCTGACCATGCTCCACGAGGCCATCAACACGCCGGACGAGGAAGTGGCTCGTATCGACGCAGAGGCGCGGCGCAAGGTGAAGGCCAGCGAGGTGATGGTGTTTATCCCCGAAAACGACATTATCCCCGAAAAGGGCGAGATGAGTACCAATCAGGTGGTCGCGCTTCTTCGCAAATACAAAGGCGACCCCGCCAAGATACAGTTTATCGCCGATATGCTGGAGAAATAGACACCGGAGCCCCGCAACGGCTCCGAGACACCCCTGAACGGGAGGCATCACCATGAGTATCAGCACACAGGACCATCAAGACCTGCTCGACCTGATCGCGCTGGGTCGCTACAATGCGCGGATCGAATTTGACCGGTATGCCATTGTGTTTGACCTCGCATCGGCCGGAGCCGAGGCCGAGGCAGAGATCGACATGTTGCGACGCAACGGCGGTGTCTACAATGAGCGGATGCGGCGAATCGCGATACTGTCACAGAACATACAATCTATCGGTCCTCTGGATATCCGCAACTTACCGAGTAGCGAGAGAATCGACAGTCTTCGTAAACTCGCGCCTCGAATCCTCGATTTCCTCTACAGTGCCTACGAGCAGTTGCGTCTCGCACAGGAGCAACGATTCAGCGGCATACTAGAGTCTGCAAAAAAATCTTTGGCCAACCAAGTTTCCGCTATTTCTGGCGACTCTTCCGAGTAGGAGGAGCCGTAACGCCCGATTGGTTGGGCCTCGACAAGGGCGTAAGCGCGGCGTGGCTATACAAGATTCGTAGGCACTACGCGATCATCAACGATATGCTGGACCGCGAAGAAAACTATGAAGAAGACAAAAGCCTGATAGAGTACGGCGGATTTTTTGCCAACCCCGAGGTCTACGCCGAGGTGAAGCGTCGCGAGGAACAGACGAGAAACGCAAGGGTCGAGAACTTCGACGAGGCCATAGCGGAGATGCGACGAAAGGCGAGGGAAGAGGCGCAGCAAAAAGCCGCTTTGGTTCCGGCCATAGAGGAAAAAGAGTGAACAACTACTGCACCGAAGAGTGAACAACTACTGCACCGAACCTTGCCCTCACGGCATTGCCTTTCAGTGCAAAGAGATCGTAGGCGATAGCGTAGACCTTCTCAATGATGCCCATCTGTTCCGCCACATCGAGCCGGTCCATTTTTCGGTTCTCGGCCCGCGACACCAGATCCACGCCGAGACGATACCGCACCTCCCGGTACAAGTCGCGCCACGCCATCTCGTGGCTTGTCTCTGCGCGGTGACAGTAGGACCGCAACAGTTGGCTGATGGCCCGACGCGGATCCTTTGCGGGGACAATGACCGGTTCCGGGAACATTTGTTGTCGATGCGGCAGCGGTTGGTCCCACAGGTTGGTCGGGGGCTCGGTGCGTCGCCGCACTCGCGACAACGCGGACTCCGCGAAGTTTCGGAACTCTAGTTGATACCGCAACAGGCGATCGCGGTCCTTGACCCTCGACGGGTGGATAGAGCACAGAAGCAGTTGCGCATAGTCGAGGCGCAAAAGAGTGGTGCCGCGTCCCGTATCCATGTCGCGGAAACGGCGCGTGGCGCGACAAAACGGCTCCGCTGAGACTCGGGCCCGGACCGCAGCGGAATCGAAGCCCACCGCAGCGGCAAGAGCGTAAGGGTCCACATAAGCGTCGTCGCCGTGTATCAGCAGAATCGTGTCGTCGCCGAAGGGCAGAGACAACCGACTATACATCGTTCCTCCAGTGTCGAGACGCTATGTGTTTGCCGATCCGCCAGCCGAGCCAGCACAGCGCGACGAAGCCGAACAGCAGATAGGGGATGAGACAGAACACGCCGAGTAGGATCCACGCGGCCGGTTTCTGCCACTCCACGACATCGCGCCATCGCCAAACGACGACAAGGTTAAGGACAATCCCGATGCCCCATATCAAGACATATAGATCAAACAGCGGTTGCATGACGATCCTCCAAAAGGTTGGTATATTTGGAAACAAAGGCTGCCAGAAAATCCTCGGCATCCCACACGATCACATCGGGGTCGCTGATGTCGAGACAGAAGAAGTTGACACGATCTATCTCCACCGCGAGATAGGGGGTGATGCGTTCTATCACGATACAGGGCATCCGGTTCTTGCCGCTCCTATGGTTTCTGGGGTCGAACACGGCTCGGATGCCCTGCATTTGCGAATGATCAAAGACACGAATCCCCGATGTGCGGTTACGGCTACGCAACACGAAACCCTGTTGACAAAACAGGTCCACGATGCGGCGCACCAAGTCGTCGCACAAGTTGACGGAGCGTTGTTCCATCATGCGGAGAAACGGGTCTTTGTTCATGGTTTCCTCCCTATGCTGTAAAAAACGCCAACGATGCGTCCACAGACGCGCCGTTGAGTCGAGACAAGAATACCAGTTTTCAAGATGGGGCGCAACGCCTTTTTTATGGTCTCGATACTGTACCCCGTCTTTTCTGCGAGTCGAGACGAAGTAACCTCTTCCCCGTCGTTGGCGAGAATATATGCGGCCAGACACACCACACCGGATGGGCGTGGCAACTCACGCATGGTTCGCCACAGAGACGGAGACAGCGTGAATGGGTTCTTCATATCAGTCGCCCGACGCTTCGGTTCTGATCTCGGCATCCATCTCCCTCTCGATCTCGGCCTCGGTGTCGGGCTCAACGGCGTTTTCATCGACCGAATCAAAACTGGAGACGGGGATGTCGAACGGCTTGCCCCTGCGGGTCAGGCCACCGGTCAACGAGTTGAATCCGGTGCGGTAACAGGTCGCGATGCCGTTGTCTTGCCTCTGCACAAACAGCAGTTCTCCGGCGCGACAGAACTTGGTGTTGCGCGTCGTGCGCATACATTTTGTTGCCGACACTTCCATGGCCTACCCCCTCCTCATCGTTTCTTCGACGGTTTCGGCCTCGGTCATCGGAGTAGCATCGGCGGTCTTGGCCTCGTAGTCGGCCCGGTCCGCGCACATCGACATGGTGACCTCGGGTTCGCTCTCGCCGCGACACAGGCGGAGGCACCGGCAGTAGGCGTGGTAAGCACCCTGCGCCATCTGGTCGCGAGGATTCTTTTCCGCATGTTTTCTGGCGGCAGAGGCCAACTGGGTGATGTTGTGTTCCGCCACGATCTGCGGCCGCGCCTTGAGTTCGGCGATCTCTTCGTTGAGACGAGACATTTCTTTGTCCCGAAGGGAAGCGATAACATCTTTTGCCTCAAGGGCCGAGGAAAGGTCGGATTCGACGACCTCCAGTTTTTTCTGAATCTCATCGTAAAGGTTTTCGGCCGATTTCGTTTTTTCGGTCTGCTCGATCAGGCGACCATTGAGGTCGTTGACATCGAGTTGAAGCGCGAGAATGGTCCCGAGCATCTCAGCGATCTGTTCCTTGGCCACGATCCCGACGATCTCGTGTACGGCCGCGATGAACCGGCTCCCCGTCTTTTTGCCGAACTGAAAACCGTAGGAACGCAGCACCTCAAGGTGTTGCTCCGACTCCTCGACCATCATGTTGCTGCTGATCCGCCGGTTCGCTTTCTGTTCCATCACTCTTTTGGTCATCAATCACCTGTCGCAATTAAGGCCCGCGACTAGCACTTATTGTGAGCCATCGCCACTACTGGGCGACTTCCGTTACCGTCATCGGGTCGATTCTTTCGCCAGTTTTCGCATCAACAATGCATGTTCCCACCAAAAGCAGGTCTTGCTCAAGCCGCATGGCATTTTTAGCGATATGCTCATTTGCATCGCGGAGTGTCGAAAAAGAAAGGCCGGAATCTTTCTTGTCGAAAAAGATACTCCACGAGTCGTCAGCCATGCGAACTGCCATATATGTGTGTCCGCCAACCCGACAATATGAATATGAACCAAGATTTTGCTTGCCAGTTCTTTTGGTCCCCATGATCTATCGCTCCGCAACCTTGTGGTAATGGTTTTCCTTGAGATACCTTTCGGCTTCCTTGCGTTTAATGTAGGCGGGGCACGGAGCGTATCGGCCATTCGCCGAGGCGACCATGTACCGTCCCGATTCGTGGATGCACAGAATAAGATCGCCGATCCCATCGCTGGTCTTGTCGGGCGACCACACAGACACGGGGTTTTTCACCACCGCTTTGGCTTTTTCCATCGTGATCATTCTAGCCTCCATCGCCGCACCTCGCAGCATCTGTTTGCCACCATAGCATACTTTTACCGCCGTGTCAATACTTATCTACGGTATTTTGCGAAAAAAATAGCAAGTGCCCCTATTTACTGAAAACTTGATTTATGGGGTGCGGTTTGTAGAATAGGGTTAGCCGTTTTTTTACAGGGAGAACCTCATGCCGCGATCACGGATCGACCCGAACATGCTGGTACGCATACAAAAAGCGTTGATAGAACATCCGGAAGAGGCCATTAAGGGAGCGCACAGCGCGATGCGATACAAGAGGAAATCGCGTATTGAGGGCGGAAACCTCGTATTGGCGCGACGCAAAAGAACCGTTGTGGCCGAAGCGGTAGGGATCGAAACGCCGAAGGGCCCACCAGACATGGAGCCCGCTACACCGGAAGAGGTCGAGCAGATAATGTCGGCCCTGAAAACGCTGAGTGGCACCACGCTGCTCAAAATGATGACGGGGACTCTTGACTACTACGGCATGATACGCAAGGCTCTTGAAGAGATACTGGCGGAAAGCACGGACAGCAACAACGATGGAGGATACCTATGAGCATGTTGAGGCGGCGCGTCGAAGCGAAACGGATGGGAACGCAGCGTCCGGTAGCGGGAGCGCAGAAAACGGTTGCGAGTCGGCGCGTGGTCGCGGGCCTCGGCATCGTGTTGGACCAAACGGGGTCGGAACAGTTCATGGACGAAATAGATCGCCGCGTCAGTTTTAAGGCGCGGTTCGCCAAGGAGACTCGGGAGAGGCAGGAGAAACTTGCGGAGATGCGTGGCGAAGTGGCGACGGCTCAGCGGAAAGCAATCGCCGCCAAAGTCAAGTCAAGCCGATCCTCGCTTAAAACCCAGATGCAGTCCGACAAAAGAGTCCCGAGAAGCGCGATGGGATATTTTGATCATCTGGGCGGGAAGACAGAATCGGATGCTTTGAGTCAACTTGAGAAGTACATACCCGATCTTGTCAAAGAGTACCGCGCCGCCAAAACTTCCGATTCGGAAGTTGGTCAAAGTGCTACGGCTGACAAGGGAAACGGAACAAAACTTCCGATTCCATCCAAGTCCCACCGCGCAGGCGTGCGTGCGAGGCACCAGACAACGGCCCTTTGGCACGATAAGGTTCAGAATGTGTACGCCGACATAGAAGAGTTGCGTGCCTACGACGAAATGTATGGATTGCTTGACCGCATCAACAAGACGGGCGGCAAGTATGAAAGCATTGAGGCGCTGTGGGAGGCGAACCCCGAGATAAAAGGATCGACCAACCCCAAAGACTTCGGGATGTACCGGGCGAAAGCCAAAGCCGCCGCCGACCTTTCCGTTGCGGTGCCCGAAGGCGTGAGCCCCGAGGCGGTTGAGGAAGGCGCAGCCGTTGAGAAGGAACACGGCACCACCTATAACCAGATCAAGGAATACTACGCCGAGAACGGAGAGTTCCCTCCCTTTGACATGGTGACCGAGTGGATCGCTTCGGACCACCTCAAGGAATTCGCGGATTACTACGAAGCCCTTGAGGCGATGGAGAAGGAACTGAAGGCGGAGAAGAATCCGGAAGCCAAGGCAACGCGCACCTGCTCACGGACTTCAACTACGATAACTAAGGAGCCGCCTATGAGAACTCGCGCCAATAACGCACAGACCGACCGTATCCCGTGGAGAGCCGATGGACAGGCCATGGCCGAGTACATGAAAAGGTACGGGCTCGAAGCCGACTGGCAGGGATGGCTCACCAAGGGCGGGGAACGGGTGGCCTATAAGATCGACGACTCAAAAGTGCCGGGACAGCCCGCGTTCATCGTGGTGTGGGTTGACCCGACTAAAAGGGAGATGGTCCTGAACCCAACGGCCCGTAAAGTGACGGCGGCGGGGACCAAAGCGACCGCAACCTTCACTTTGATCTGTGAAGGCAATGTGGACCCACAGACGGTGGCGGGTCGCTACTTGGCGCAGGACCAGTTCCGTGACTGGGCTGCCGACTATATCATGGGGCAGATCGACACGAGGTTTTACCGCTACGATGAGGAAGAGACCGATGCGGCGGGAGCCGAGGCGTATATGCGGCTTGAATCCGTATCGTTGGATCGCGAGAGCCTGACCGTGGAGAGTGACTTCTCGGTGAAGATACAGGGCACCGCCACCTACGAATACGCGGTGAACAGCGAGTATGGCACCGAGGATGTGCTGTGGGGTGTCGAGCACGCGCTGACCAAATCAATAGAGGACAATATACCGGGGGCCGAGATCGATATGGATAAACCGGTGAGGGCCATAAGGCTGGACGAGGACCGGTTCAGCGACGATTGGGTGCGGGGACAATACGAAGACATCATCATGTATCCGGCGGACCCGAACAACAGTGAAACCAGCATTGCCGAACTCGCGGCACGCATCGCCGATAAGACGGGGAAGGAACCCGACTTTGCGGCGGCGCGGCGGTTGTGGAAGAAACTGTCGGCTACCGGAGCGAAGAGTGCCGAGGGCTGGCTGGCGCAGGCTAAGGCGATGCTGGCAAAGACGAGAGGAGCCAAGAAGGCCGCGTCACTCAAGCCGGGGCAACGGTATCGCAAGATGTCGCCTACCGAAACAATGATGGCGGCATCCAATCCGGCGTTTACTGGGCAGGCGGAAGACGGTACGCTCTTGATGGGGGGCTATGAGATTGAGGAGAACCCCAATACAGGAAACGAAGAGGCGATCTATGGTTGGTATGTGCCTTCCGAAGAATGGGAAATAGCGAGAGCGCAAGAGCAGGCCGCCAACGCAAAAGAGGCGGGCAGGAAACTGTACTATGTCAACGCGACAAGATCGACGGAGGCAAGGAAGGTGGAGTTCCTTAGGGTAGGCGATACGGTACGGTTTCTCCCCGGAACATACTTTGAAGGCAAGGTGGGAGAAATAGTTGATACCGACACGAAGAGAACCGATTGGGATCAGATCGAAACCGTATATGAGGTCAGAGGCGAGGGCATAGACGATTCCGCAGCCGAGAGTTGGGCCACCGCCGACGAGTTGGAGCGGGTCGAGGCGCAACGGGCCACCGCATCGGCCCACACCGATTGGAACCTAAACGAAACAATGGGCGCGACAAAATACAGGGCAAGAACCAGCGTGGGCAAAGAGGTCGAGGTCTATGTCCTCGGTAGCCCCGAGAACGGGAAGGAGACGGCTCTGGTGCGTTTCGAGGACGGACATACGGAGCGTCGCCGCGTGGAGCAACTGAGCAACATGGAGAAAGTGACGGCTCAAAGGGCTCGGGCCGAACGAGTCACCGAGATCAAGGGGCCGGACGGGAAGGTCATGTTTCGCATCGAGAAGGAGTATATCCAGCAGTATCCCGGCACCCGAGGCAAGTTGACTTGGTTCCTCGACGATGCGGGTGGTGGCAACATCGTGAACGGTGACGAAGCCTATGTGATGAAGGAACTGGATCGGCTCATGGAGAAGCATGGTATAGGGAAGCCGATTGCCGCCAAAGCCAAGTCTGCCAATGTCGCGGCCTCTCGTATCAAGGCATGGACCGAGAAAGACGACTTACCGGAGAATATCCGTGGCAAGGTCACTTTTATCGGCAAGGGGTACGAGATAAAGAAACAGAAGGGGACCGAAGAGCCCACTTATGTTGTCACTTTTGCCGCCAACGAAGTGGTGGGCGACAACGACACGGAGAAGACATACGATATCGGCCTCCGCTCGGAGAACGAAGTGAAGATGTTCAAAGACCTTCTGAAAAAGAACATGGCGGCCACCGCCAAGTCCGTCAAGGCTTCCTTGAGTAAAGAAGAGGCGGAATACGAAAAAAAGAACGGGCTTTCATTTGAACAATACATGGAGAATGTCGAAAAGACAAAAGGAATGATGGCCACAGAAGAATACAGTCAACCCGAACAAGAACATAGAAAGGAGTATGAGGAAGGGCTGCGGAGACTGATGAAGAAAGGATGGACTGCCGTGGCCAAGTCCAAGGGACCGATGACCGACGAGACCTATGCGGTGCATGGAGACTCGGAGTTCTATAGGACCGGCGACAACTTCTGGTTCAGCGACGACGGACGGCTCATCGCGCTGACCGAGGCGCAGGCCGATGAGGTACGAGGCGCACTCGCGGAGTCCACGGCATTGCTGAAAACGGAAGAAGACAAGATATTGTCGGTGCGCAACCTCGTCAAAGACTTGGGGCTCCTCAAACAGAAACGGCAGGAGATGAAGCGGATGGCCACACGAGCCGAATTACAGACGAGTCATGGGGACCGCGTGGAAGCACTGACCCGTAAAGTGCTGTCACTGGCGCAGGCCGTGAAGTCCGTCTATGCGGGGCCGGTCGGTGCGGTGATGCGGCCGATAGCGGATAGGATCGGCATAAAGGCGCGGCAAATCTATAACGAGACCCATACTCAGAATTGGGTCACGGCAAGCCTTGTGCCGATGAGCCGGGACCCGAAGGCGATACGCGCATCAATCACCGAATTGGAACGAGAGGTTCGGGAACTGCGGCTCCCCTTGGGTCTTGCCAATGTGATGGCGCACCGGCTCAAAGACGAGTTGAAGGTTCTTAAAAACACGATGGATAACCTGTAGGGAGAAAGCGATGAAAGACCGCGTGATCCACGGACCCGGCGACCCCATGTTTGATGTGGCGGCCCAGTCATTGATCGGGGAGAAGAAGCCCCTTGAGGGCATAGACATGAATACGGACCAGTTCCTCGACCTGACCGAGGACCAGATGCGGGATCTGTCACAGGACGAATTGGAAATAGTTTCCAAACTCTGGGATGTCGATATTGATGCGCGGACCCGCGAGGTGCAGAGCATCGTGGATTACACCGCCGAACTGTTGACCAAATCGACGGCGGTGATGAGCAGCCTCGACATCGCGAAGTTGCGGGACGCAGTGGCTCTATACGAGAAGACCCACGCGGTACAGCCCGTTGCACCGGTGCCAAAGACTGAGGCCCGGAAGGTAACGGCGGCGCAACTCACGCAGCGCATCAACACCAACGACAATCTGATGAATCCCATTATATGGGGCAACCTGATCGATACCGTAAACGCCAACGAACCCGAGGTGAGCGAAGCATCGGTGATGAAAGTGTTTCGCGACCTGCTGAGTCACAACGCCAATGAGGCGCGGGCGGCTCTGAGCCAGAACATGGCGCGGGTCATAGAGTTGGCACAACACGAGTAGGAGGCAGAGATGGCGCAGAAAGAGAAGAAACTAAAGGTCGTGGAAGACCCCCGCATGGAGCCCGCCGTTGAGACAACGGAGTCCGAGAGTCCGCGTGTCGAGGTGGGGGAGGAAAGAGAGGGTAGCGATGAGATACAGGCTCCTCGGGTCATCGAGGCCAGCGGGGTCGAGAAGGAGCAGTTGGGCCACACCGACTGTGCCGAGATGGAGGGGGAAACGGTGGAGACCCCGCAGGGCGATGTAACCTTTAAGAAGGTGGTGACCACCCGTTTCTTGGGGCAGGATGTCGAAAAGGTAGTGCCGGTCCGGGAAAGCAGTGAAGACACGATACGGGTCGGAGAGGATGTCCATGTCTATAACGACTGGAACGACCGCGAGTTTCTGATCGAACGCATAGAGGGTACGCATGGCACCAACGCGGATGGACGGCCCGAACGGATCACCGCAGGGTTCCTCGACATAGCGGAAGACTATGGGCACGGACGGATCAAGGACATTGATCTGCCGGACCACGCGGGGCTCCGTCAGTGGATGCACGAGTATAGGGTAAAGACCCTACAGGCGATGCGGTATCGCTATGTGCCCGAATACAACATACAGGCGGGGGTCCGGTTCTATTTTCAGTCGTGTCTCGACCATATCAAGGCACGGAAAGAAAAGTTAGGTTCGGAACAAAGTCTGGGTATAGTCACGGCACAGGAGTACCAGAACACCCGGATGCTTCTTGAACTGGCGGAAGGCGCGTATCGGAAATTCTTGAGCGGAGAAATCGTACTGTGAACGAACGGCAAGTGGAACGCCTCGCGGCCTGTGTCTCGGCCATAGCCTCGGTGCCGAACCTTACCGAGACTATACGAGGGACGGTACAGGACATTATCGGCGCGGGCATGGAAGGCGCGGTGGGCCGGGACGACGGCTCGGTGACGATGCGGCGACGCGACATGGAGGCGCGGGCCCATAGTCTGGTTACGGCGCGGACCCACCACGAGATACTGGATTGGGTCACCAACGATGTTCGAGCCGTGCCAATGATCGAAGAGGTGACGAGAATCAACGGGGGCTGGAAGGGGGGTCGGGACAGTTTTATTGCGTTGCTACGGCAAAGCATGGAGTATGAGTTGATGCGCATCGTATATGCGGCATTGCTGAGTGTCAAAACCGTAACTATAGAGTAGGGAGAGAACCATGCCTAATCCTTGGACCAAAGAAGAGCAGGAACGGATCAACGGGATCGGCGCGACTGCAATGACCGTGAAAGACGAGGAGGCACGCGAGTCGGTGCTTGGCGACATAGACGAAGCCCCGATACGCGGCGGCATGGGCACCGATGCGATGCGGCGGCGAGACGAGGCGATGAGAGCCGAAGCGGAAGCGGTGGGGGGACAGGGGGAACACAGTGTCTACACGCCGGGAGAAGACCCAGTGGAAGCGGAACGACGCTTCAACGAAGAGTTGGGCCGGGGATACTTTGCCGCCGTGGCGAAACGGCAGTTGCCGGACCTAGGCGATGTGGACATGGACGGATTCAGTCTGCGTGCCATGAAATTGCTGGCCGAGGAGCGGGGCATCGAGTTGCCGCCCGACGAAGAGATGTTGCCGACCCAAGAGGAAGGCGCGGCGGAGGAAGGAGAGGAGGACGACGCGGTGTCTCAAGAAGAGGCGGAACAGTCCGTGGAGGTCGCGAAGACGAGTGTTGAACTGATCCGTGACAGCGCGGAACAGATCATGGATATCGTGAAGGAACTCGGCGACTCGGTGGAAGAGTTGAGCGACGCGCCTACGGACGAGAACCTTGAGATGGCCGAAGAGATGGACGCGGGTATGCTTCCGGACCAAGAGGAGGAGCAGAGACCGGCGGTTGCGGCGGCGAAGACAAAAGCGGCCGGACATCCGCAGACCGGATGGGATGTTTACCTGAACGGCAAGTGGATAGAAAAGGTCTTCTATGATGCCGACATGACGGATGCCGAGGAGATCAAGAAGAGCCTTGTCAACCATGACGGTTTCAATCCGGGCATCGTGGTTCGCAAAGAGAAGAAGCGGCCCAGCGCCGCATCCAAAGAAGGCCCGATAGCCGACAGCAGCACCCCCAAGGCCGAGGGGGAGGACGAAGACCCGCTCAAGGATGGGACCAAGGGCCGCGCCGATGTGGACGGGAAACTGGTGGAGAAGAAACTGACCAATGCGAAGAAGGTCGTGGCCAAGAGTCCCGAAGGTGTTATCCTGTTCGCAGATGGTGCCCGTGGCATCTACATTCCTCAATACTTCGCCGAGTCAATCGAGAGAGACCTTGTGAAGGGTGTTTCCGATGAGGACTGGGAGATATTGGAGGCGGGGCCGGATCACGAATTTTACTGGGAAGCATGGGATGATGTGGAAAGAAGTGCGGAGGTCGTTCTGGATGGGCACACCTACACGCTTACTTATGGCGAGGGCGGAGGCGATCTTTTCCTGATCTGCCCCGAACTGATGACTGATGAGGAGAAAGAGAACTTCGATATGGAACCCGACGACGACGATGACGATGACCGCGATGACACCGGCGGCTCCACCTACCCGTCGATGAGCAAGTCTGAACGGGATCGGGCCATAAGAGAGGGCAGGATAGATGCGGCTCGAAAGCAGACGGCGGCGATGAATCCACGAGCCGTGAAGGCGATCCGCGCCTATGCCTCGATGCACCGGCGGATAGACGACGCGGACTTCGCCAAGGTGTGCGCGGGGCTCAAGGTTACCGTTGAGGCGGGCCGGAAGGTGATGGCCGCCAACTACGGCAAAGGCGAACCCAACGGCGCGTTCTACCACAAGATCAAAGACTTCGTGCGGAACCTTGGGACGACGGCGGCACAGAGAGGTGGCGAACGCACCCGCCCTTTTAGGGGCAAAGCGTGGACCAAGGACGGGTCCGACATAACTCCGGGGGCATGCAGACTCATGGAACTTTTTGACACTTTCGTGATCGGCAAGGGGTGGCGTGAAAAGAAAGATTTCGATGCGAACAAAGATGCTATCGTAAAACACATGCGTCCCCGCATCAAAAGCGTGTCGAAAGCAGACCTCGAAGTTCTTTCCGACTATAACTATCACTTTCTCATCGAGATCATAGAGGACACGCTACAGAACGCTCCGACCGCAGCGACCGCCCGCAGATCGGCTACCGCTGCGCCCTACTACTCGATCAGCGATGGGATGACCGAGATGAAGGGGACTATAGACATCTACCCCGGCCTCAAGATACCCTATGGCGGGTCTTCGAGTCCCGACCCGGTATACATCACCAAGGTCGAGAACGGCAAGGTGTATTTCAAGCATTGGCCGTATACTCCCGAAGCAAGAGAGACATGGGAAGACGAGCAAGCATTTAAGTATGTCGCCGAGAAGTCGCTCAAGAACGGCATAAAAAACTACGAGCATTACCTCAAGACGGCTGCCGGAAACGCAAATCCGCTCATAATCAAGCGGGTGCAGGACTACAAAGACCTGTTGGCCAACAAGAAGATATCCGAGGGAGAAACCTATCGGCCAGACCCAGAAGCATTGTCCCGGTACGATCTGATCGTCAAGGTAAAAGAAGGGGCCGACCTTTCCGATGTTCGCAACCATGACGCATGGTATCTCATGGAAGAGTTTGGAGTCGGTGATGTGTCCGGTCTCAATGATGGGACATATCGGCTCGGCGGGCTTCGTCCGTCCGACATCGCTGAACTCGAAGCGGATGGTCGTCTTGAGATCGTGGAAAAGATACGCGATACGAGCGGCGGGCGAAAAACTGCAATGCGGGCAAGGGCCGCCCGTACCGAGGATGAGATACGGAAAGACATCCGCGATCTGCGTCGGCGCATGTTTGACGATGGCGCGAACGAAGAAGAGATAAAGCAGCAGTTGTCCGAGAAGAAGAACGAACTCAATGCGCTGCTCGGTGGGCGCATCCTTGAGGACTCGTTTGAGCCGAAGATTGAGAAGGTAACTCCGACCATGTACCGTATAGGGTTTAACTACAAGACAGAGAAGTCCGATACCCCTCGTTATGTTGAGGCTCGCGAGTATATCGTGCGAAGAACGAATGATGGTCGGTGGGATGACCGATACGGTTATATCGGCGACATGGCGGGTCTTCGGCAGAAATGGGCGGAAATAGCGCGGGAAGCGTTCGATGCTTTCGCCAAGGAAGAGAACGCCAAGATGGAAAAGCACTTTGCGCCGAGTGCCCGCAGATCGGCGAGTGCCGGTGTTGGCGAAACGATACTGCAACAGTTGGGCGGCAACAAGTTTCTTGCCATGACCGGGGCGCATGTCCAGAGTACGACCGAGAACATGCTTGCCGTCAAGTTTCCCAAGGCGAAGGACGGCATCAACGCGCTTGCCGTGTACTACGACGAAGGCAAGGATACCTACCGGATGCGCTTCATTTCACAGAAGGGTGCGCCGACGATGGAAGTGAAGGATGTCGCGGTGGTTGATGATGTGTACGCCGAAGACCTGCGCCGCATCTTTACCGATCACACCGGCCTTGAAACGAGCCTCGGCACCATGCGGGGACAGAAGGCGAGGGCCGAAAACACGGTGGCCCTCGATGAACTCCGCGAGATCCAGAACTGGTTCTCCAAGAATCCGATCAAGGATATGCCGCCCGAGACCTACGCGAAGATGAGCGAAGAGATCAAGGCAAAGGCGGACCGGATGCGCGAACTCATGGCGGACCTCTACGAAGAGACTCCGTTACGGCAAGCGACGGCGCGAGTCGCTGCGGTTAAGGCCGGAGAGGAAGTTGAGCATCCTCGGTTCGGAAAGGTGCGGATAGAGCATATTGACGACAAGACCTATTCGATTCCGATGGCCGTGTTCGAGGTGATTGATGGAGACTTGAAAGGCGAAAAGATCATTCGACCCGCCGGAGAGTTTGATGTGACCGCCGCCAAGAAGCCCGGTGGCATCGATGTGCGCCAGAGCAAGGGCAAGTGGGAAGTCGTGGACCGCAAGGACAACGACAAGGTGCTGGGCACCCATGACAGCGAAGAGAAAGCGCGGGAACAGCAGAAGGCTATCTATGCCAGTATGAACGCGAAGGGAGCCGCCAACCCCATCGATATCGGGGACGGCTACTATGTCCACAAGGTAGGCTATGACCGCAACGGGAACTGGTCCGTATGGGTCAGCAAGGGGGCGAATCCCGCCATGAAGATTCAGACCAACGGAGATGCACCCGAGGCGCACCGCGCCCGTGGCAAATACAAGGACTTGTCCGAAGCGGTCGATGCCCTCAGCGACCGGGCCCGTGACGAACTGAAGGAGTATCACCGGCGGTTCGGAGCCAAGGCAACCACGGAGGGTGGCGATGCCAAACCCCCTTTTCGGGCAAGGCGGGAGGTACTACGCCGACCGCGCCGATAACACCGACTATGCCGACCAGTGGAGCCCCGACGACGGGCCCCGCATATAAGTCAGGGGACCGGCTCAAGGTAAAGATCGGCGATCAGGATGTGGACGGCACCGTCGAGACCGTGGACACGGCGACCAATAAAGTGACGGTAAAGCCGATGCAGGGCGGCACCTCCTTTATGATCGATATGCCAGCGGCGGGGCAGCCCGTGGTGACCAAGGCAGCAATGGATGAGTACGGCCCCGGAGAAGAGGGTATACGCCGGAGCGAACAGGAACTATATCCTGCGCTGGATCGTGCGCCGGAACCCGAGTTCTTCGATGAAGGTTCGGTGGAGTACATGCATTATCCGCATCGATACATGAGCCCCGACGATTATGAGGTGTACCAGCACTACGGGAAGTTTCGGGTGCAACTTGACATCGATCTGGACCAGAGCGACATCGACATGATGCTGGAATATCCCACCGAATTCCTCGGCGACCTCGTGGGAAGCGACAAAAGAGTGGGGCTGACCAAGGATATGCGTGAGCAGGAAGGACTCGAAAAGCCGCTGATATGGCTCGGCGCGGACAAGAGATCAGTAGAGGGTTATTGGTACAGCGACGAAATGACAAGAAATCCATAGAGGTACGCCATGACATTCATATCATCGGATCGCAGACCACGCAACAAGGCAAATGACGGCTTCGAGTTTCTGCGCGAAGACTACGAGAATTTGATACTTGATGAGATGTCGGACACAGGCAATGCCCTCTTGGATCTGGAGGGGCACGACACGATGCAGGGCGGCATTGTTTCCGGATTCGAGTTGAGCGGCGCGGGGACCGACACGCTTGAGATCGCGCCCGGTGTCGCCTATACTGGCCGGATGATCCGCTGTGAAGAAACAAGTGTTCAGTCATACAGTACCGCCGCCTTGGCCGATGATGTGTATAATGTCAACCTGCTCGCGTCGCTGACCAACGACACCTCTACGGAGGCCACGCATCCGTTCAGTGGCGACACGCAGTATAAGCGAAAGAAACTGGTCCTTAGCGTAGAGATAGAGTCGTATGCGGTCTCGCCCCTCATCACCAACTCGAAGGTACGGCTCGGGCTGATACAGGTCGTGGGTGGCACCATCGTGAGAATAGGCGATGCATCTGAACTCACGATATCGTCCGGCGTATTTCCGCTCTCTGCAACCATGACGATCAATGCAAAGGACGGCGCGATTCTGTACGGGGCGCAAAGCAATAAAAGATTTTATAGGTTTCGGACCGAAATAGGACCGGCCGGTTCCGTCACGGTTACGGAACAACAGCATCCGTGGCTCACCGATGTCTGGTACATGGATGTGGTGATTCCTACCGATACGGCAGGAGTTTCTGTGGCCAACCACGCGGAGGTGCAAGCCGCTATTTCCGCGACATCGGCATTTACCGCGTCGGTTGCGGGGCTTCCCCTCATCCTTTTCCCACACACAGGCGCGATATATCTTGACGAGTACCAACAGATGAGCGGCGGCGACAGCCATCGTCAATACTATGTGGCTAGGGGCGGTAGCGTGACCGTGGATAGCCGAGACCCGGCGCGGCAAGAGAAGTTTATGCCCGAAAACGATACGATGTCGAACCATGTGACCCGGAAAGGACACGAGGCGATGACCGATAATAACCCGCACGGGACCGGCATCGACGATATACCGGGGCTCGCCGACAGCATGGCGGATCACCAGAGGCGGGAACACAATAGAGACCGCTGTGGTATCGCGAGAGGATCGGCTTCGGACTGGCTCGACGCAACAGCGGTGGTGAACCAACTTCAGATCAATGTGGCCGCAAATCCCCTGAACCGGGCCATCGTGGACGGCGAGGTGGTTGTGGCGGCAACAGGGGGTCCGTTCACCGACACGCCGGGTGGCGCATACAACATCTACACGGCCGAAGTCAATATGGCCAAGACCGGACTTCTTGTGCTCACGAAAGTGGCGACATGGGTTGACAATGCGCCGTTGAACATAACCATCAATGGAACCAATGATGCGTTGTTGTCCGTGGTCGCAAAGAGTCCGGGGCTTACCGGAACGCGGCAACTCGTGCTGACCGTGACATCGGGTCCGTTGCTATACGAAGCCTCCTTTGACGGTGGCCCCACAGTGGATGTTACGAATGTCGTCGCTAATGGATACCGGCTGATAGCGGATGACGGTGAATGGATCGATGTGTACCATGAAATCGAAGCGTTCCCGCTACCCGACAATGTGTATAGTAACAACATCGTATTCGTTGCGTCGGATCAAAACGATACCGCACTGACCCTAGCCACCGCGACTTGGGGCGACGGACACCGATGGGGCCATGTGGTCGATAAGAGAAGGTACGGCACCTTCAGTGCGGAACACGAGACCTACGGACAGGTAGCGGATGCGCTGGATTACGGGTGTCGGTACAGTGGCGACGGACTACTCAATGCGGCAGAGGACGGACTGGTGCCGTTCGAGGTAGATTTTAGGGGCCAGACATACCGTGTGCCCGCCACGACGCTGGCATCCATAGTGGGGCTGGCGAATGGTCACAACCTCGTTGCGGTACGATTCGATGCGGCACGAAACTATGAGGTGATACGGCTCGGTGACGAGACCACGCTGTTCACTACTTGGGTAAAGAACACCGATGTTTTACTCGGCGACCTGTTCTATGCCGCCGGAGTTCCGGTCGCGGCCCAAAGCGTGTGGTTCCAGCAGGTGGGCGAGAAGGGGTTCCGGGGCATCCATATCAAGGCGGGTGCATTCGGGACCGGATGGGGCATCGACGATGCGCTTAACTATATGCATACCGTTTGTCTCGACACCACGATAGCGGCCAACACCACCTTCATTCTGGAACTACTCACCGACCTCACCTCTACGGTGGCAGCGGTGAGTATAGGCAAACTCTTGATTCGTGGCAACGGTCACAGCATTACCGGAGACACCGAGATCACCTGTAATACCGCGCTGATCAATGATGCGACTTTCTCCACAGGGTTCCGGTTCAGTCAAGACAACCTCGCGGCCTCCGTGTTCAGCGGTGACCGAACCAATGTGGTGGGCGCATACGGCGATCCGTTCCTCGACCTCTCGGCGACAACGCTGTCCACAGTAGATTTCGATCAATGCGCGTTTAACCACAGCGGCAACAACGCGATAGTATATGCCAACGCGGTACAATCGGTGGTGCGGATCCGCAACAGCACATGGTTGTCCACCGGCAACTTCTCCTACCTTGTGTTGGGGGCCGGAGTAGGTTCGACACAGGTGCAGATGATGGGGAACAGCATCGTGAGTGCGGGGTCAGTCCTAAATTTCAGCGGGAAGACGGCAACCCTACTGCTCAGCAACAACTACTGGAATCATAGCGCGGCAGTTGCTCCGATATATTTCAGTGGAGCCGGAGTGCTCGCCTCCTTTTCGGTGCGGATGTACAGCAATACCTGTTATTGGACCAGCACACACGCTGCGGCATCGGTATCTATGGTCGATATCGCTCCGGGCGTGGGCAACCTGTTGCTCTCGTTGCTGGTGAAAGGCAACGAATTCCGGCTCGCCTATGACAACGCGACCACCTATCCGTCCCTGTTCGCACTCTCGGGAGCCCTCGGGTCTCTCGACGGTGGACCCGGCATGTACTTCAGCGATAACTCGTATTGGGTCACCGCAGAAGGCACCTCGGTCACCGCAGCCGTCGATGAATCGTTCGCGGTGTTCCGCGACTCGTTGCCGGAGGCGTATGAGGGACCGTATGAGTGTAGGGGCGAGACCATCTATTTTGCGAGTAACGGAACTCTCGCGGCGGTGCATACCGAGGGCTTGACCAGTAGCGAATCTGCAATAATCGATGGGGTTACCTTCTTGGCCGACGACCCCAGCGTATCGAGAGGATGCAGGATCGTAGCGGACTCCGATATGATCGCGATTCGCAACATCAATTTCCCGCCGGTGGTTCATGCGGGTGGCACGGTGTCGAGCGTGCATCGACTCGACGCGACCGGTATCAATGTGACCGTATCCGATATCCAGAATGTGGGGACGGACAGCAACGAGTCGGTTCAGATCATTGCGGACGACGACGACTTTATGGTCGATGTCTCAGATGTCAAGGGGCGCAGATCGCATACGGCAGGAGACGAGCCGATGATCCTGATCAATGGCGGCGCAAAGGATGATGGCAATGTTTCGGTGTCGGCGTGCCATTGCGTGGACACAGCGGATGTTCTCGCGTATACCGCGTTGGTTGCCAATCTCGGATTAAGATGCGTCTCGTTCTGCATCGGCTGTGTGCAGAGGGGCGGGAACCCTGCGGTTGCCGTCGGGTTCGATGTGACCAGTAACCACCATGTAGCGTAGGGAGACAACGATGGCCGTGACGATAGAAGCGAGTTCAACGACCCGTAGAAGCGGTGTGGTGACGCTGGCCGATGCCGATATCCATCAGGTGACAGGAGTGAGTCTAGCGACCACCAGCGGACGGATCGATATGTGGGGGCTGGTTAACGGCGGAACATTTTGCGGCGCACCAATGTATTGGCACAAGGGAAAAGCCGCCGCTGGAGGAACTGCGTCGGAAGGCACGATATTGCTGGAAGACGCGGCGGGGGCATTCATAGACAGCAATTCCGCAACGAACACCATAAAAGATTTTGCAGGAGACCTAAACACATATTTTGGAGCAGTAGACAACCTTCTTTATATTCAGAATAAGACAGGGGCGAGCGTGACGATTTGTTACGATCTCGTCGTGATCACTCATTAAGACAAGAATTTCCATCACCGGAAAGTATCATATTGGAAGGACAGACGCAAACCGTCTCGCCGCCGACCTGAAAACACGATCCGCCGCCGTTGCATGGCATCGTGTCGGGACACTCTGCGGGGCATCCCATGGGGCGGTCAGTGGGTAGATTGTGGGGGTCACAGACCGAGCATAAAGAAACGGGGTCAGCATCGTCTTGGCGCAAATATCCGTTGCGGCACAGACAATACGCATCGCCTTGTTCCGTATAGACACAGTTGCCGTTGCCGCAATCGTGGTATAGCGGTGCCTCGCCCGATGGCGCACCAAGTCTCATGCAATCCGGCTTACAGATTCCATCCCCGTCGCTGTCCTGATACCCGTAGGCGCAGAGATCACACTTGGGGCCGATGTAACCCTCGTCGCAACCGTAATCGATGGCACAGGATGCCTTACATGCGGCAACAGTAATGGCGCGGCAGTTGTTGGCACAGGCGACTCGGCACTCAGGCGTTGCCTTGTACACATCGGGCATAATCGTGGCGCAAAACACCCAGCCGCCGTCGCATTCCTCGCCGGGGTCAATGATCTCGTTGCCACACACAGCGGGGTCGGCATAGCGGTCACCGGCCTCGGTGTCGGGCATGATTGACTCCATGGGTGCGAGATCGGAGTCGGCAACGGCGGTGTCCGGCACCTCGTTGTCATCATACTTGGGGGTCTGCTCCTCGTTGCAAGCCATCACCAGAATGGCCGCGATAGCGACAAGATACTTCTTCATAATGTCCTCCCTAGTCCTTGAGTTTTTTGCCGTTTTTCTTCAGATGCCATACTATTCTACCGTAGATGCACGAGATGTAAAGTGCAGAAACCTCGGGGTCGCCCCAGAGAAAATACTGCTCCAGAACGAACTGCGCCGCGTGAACCGACTCGTGGACAATAGCGTTTCTGTTCGTGGACGAATTTTTATCAAAAGCGACGACGATGGACGCAACATTGTTTTTGATCACTCGTTGACAGAGAGCGGCTTGGCGGGGACGAAACCACAAACTGTGATCAAGTACCACATCTTTTCCGTAACGAGGGGTGAGAAACGCTTGCATGTCATCTGAGGTTGCGTTGAACAAGATCAAAAACTCCACTTCCCAAAAATCGTCGTAAAAGCACAGGGGGATTAGTTTTTTCTTTAACGCTTCAAAAGCAGCATCGTTTTTCTTAGCGATGGACTTCATTTTTACTCTCCATGCGTGGGAAACTGCACCACGCATCCCTTGCCGCGCCGCAACGGAGACACAACCGCGACACCGTTTTCCAGAAGAATCCCGAGATCCTTCACCCCTGCTTCCACCTGTCGCTCGTGCCAACGCAAGGCTTCGGCCATATCAGTCGGCGGCTCCTTGGGGATCGCGGCCATCATCTCGCGCAGGGCCTCTTCATAGGCAACGCACCGCTCATAGGTCTCCGGCGCGGCGGCGATGAGTTCGGCATTTTCATCATCACATTCGCATATTCTGTCATCACCGGAAATCACGGCGGTCGTAAAACAACAGGTGTGCTCACATCTTTCTTCGGATACTTGCCACGGCCCTTTGGTGTACCCTTCGATCTTCCGCATCGGATTCCTCCGTCACCGCACCTTGCGGCATCAATACCAGTATTGCGAAAATCTTGCTAAATGTCAAGAAAATTATTAAAAAAAGTTTTTATGGTCAAATGAGTGGAAACTTGACTTGTCGTTTCGCAATGTTACAATGCAGTAACCTATGGAGGAGAGCATGGCGACTCAACTTTTTTACCTCGACTTGATACTGCGGAAGCGCGTGGCCGGTGTGGATCAGGACGCGGCGCGTATCGAGAAGGAGGACTACGAATCCTCGAATATCCTTGAACGCACCCTCAGCCTCACCGCGACCGTGAACGAGGTGATATGCAACACGGCGGGCACCTATCTGCTGGTTGCCGATGTCGAGGATGCAACGGCACAGGTCACACTGTATGTGGACGGACAGGCCCTCACCTTCCGCGACATGTTTTGCGCCGTGATCAGCGGGACCACCGTATCGATGACCAGCACGGTGTCCACCGATGTGGCGATACAGATGATAGAGATCGTGTAGTGTCCCGTATCATTGACCCGATAACGGGACATCATTTTAAGGATTGCGACTGTGGCTCCTGTTGGTTCGGGCGAAGGCCCAAAACCAGTATTCACCGTTGCGTTCATCCCGATACTGATGAATTCTTTGTCAAGAACCCAAACGCAGAATGCCCGGGCCATACCGCTAAAATAGTGCCCGCCATCAACTTCGTTGCCGAGAAGATTATTTTTATCCGAAAAACTTGACACGCAAGCAATTTTTTCGCAAGATGTAGTGTCTGAGGCATCGGAATATCCTCCCCCGATGCTCCGGGGAGGGGCAGGCGGACATGGTTCCGTGACCCCTCCTTGAAAAAAGAGGAGGATAAAGAGGAGGAGGCATGAAAAGAAAACCGAAACAGAGAAAAGGAACGGCATCGTTTCAAGTCTTACCGCGTCGTTGCCCCGATTGCGGGGGGAAACCGGTTGTCGTCAAATCAAGTTATGGCGACTTCATGGTGATGTGCGAGAACGCGGGATGCAAGGAGCCGAGGCGCACCACATGGTATAGGTCCGAAACATTGGCTGTCGAGGCGTGGAACAATGCGTGGACAACGAAGGCCCGCGACTTCTTGGGGCGACGGATATGAACAAACCGAAGTTTCGGATCCCGCTGAAGAGTACCGAGTCGATTCGCGCCGTATATGCGGAACGAGCCTCGGGGCCCGGATGGGCCAACAGCCCCGTGTCTATAGTGATCTATGACTCGGCAACGAACCGTTACAGGGAAGAGACGATACAGCCCCGAGACTATATGGCAGACGATGCGATGACCGCACTATTTACGGTATGCGCGGTTGCTCACGAGTCGCTGATGTCGGCGGTGCAACGATATGTGGACCGAGTATGAAGACTGAGTGGCGATACTACGCGACACTGGAACGATGGTATCTGGAAACGGAGTGTCAGACCATTGCATCGATTTGGCGACACGGCAAAGAGTTCGTGGTGGGAACAGACACCATCATTCCCGAAGAACTGTTGCCGAGACGAGCATTTGTCCGCGATCACGAATGTAAGGCATACATTGATGCGGTACTGTTACAACTCGCTGAGTCGGTACGAGACGCGACGCTGCGAGGCGTGGAAGAAAACGATAGGTATAGGCGTGAAGCCGTTGAGAAAAAACTATAGGGAGCGTACAATGAACAAAGTCTTGGCCCTGATCGTTATTTTGTTGAGCCTGTGTCTAGGCGCAGCGGATACCAACTGCACCACCTCTTGTTTCGGCGACTGTTGCACCGAATACTGTTGCACCAACTACTATGATCACAACGGATTCCCGCGTAGCCACTGCGTTTCTTGCCAGACCTGTTGTTACGGGTCCGGCTCATATCGTACCTGCAACACAAACTGTTATTGAGAGGAGGCATTATGAAGATCGTGATTGACAAATATGGCACTTTGCTTCTGGAGCGCAGAGGCCAGATGTTAAAACAAACATGTCCTTTTCGGGAATGCGCTTTCTGCGCCGACGACTGCCCACACTTCAGGGCCACCCTATGCGATCCGAGAGAAGGCGAGGCGACCCGTGGCGGAATAGTTTCGCTATCGTGTGGTCGCGGCACCATCATTGCGGGAAACATGATTATAGAGGGGGAAGAGGCATGAAGATTGATTGGTCACGGGTGCCAAGGGGGACGGCCATAAAGCATGTGGGGCGTGGATTTAGCGGCGAGTTCTTGGAGTATGTCGAGGACACCAATTCTGTGGGCATCACGATGATAGATGGTGTCTACTATGCGGATGCGCGGAATATCACCTTTCTTAATCCTCGGGACCACGCGAAGTATTCGGTGCTGGACCCGCAAGAGACTAGGGACATAAAAAATTGCGACAGAATCCTTGAAGATGCGCTGTACGGGCTCTTCTCGATTCGAGACATCATGGATGCTCGTTTGAGAGGAGAAACGATACAGTATCGGCCCTTCACGGAACATGACGCATGGATGGTCGCTACGGAACAGCATGTTCCCGATCTGGATGCCTACCAGTATCGGGTCATACCAAACGGTTGCAGAGCGTGGCGTGGCGAGGAAAAGAGGGATAAGATCGAGGCGAAAGAAGATAGGATCGTCGAGCAGCGCCGGGACGAGATTTCCGACGAGGTTGCGGCTCGACAAGAACGATGCGTTGAGTCCTCATACAAACAATTGATTGCCAACGAGGTTGAGGCGGGCCTTGTTGACGAGGCGGTCAAGGATCGTGCGATGAAGATGATCATATCCGGCACGATGAAGATGGAAGATGAGGGCATACCGCCCGACACGATGGATCGGCTGATGCCGAGTGCGCTGGAGTTTTTCAAGAAAGCGATACTTCAAGGGCACTTCGATGAAGAGGCGGTCGCCCGGTTCAATGATCTCGTCAAGGAGGGGAAGATAGTTTACCGTTCCCCAGGGAGTGGGCGCGAGTATCCCTGTGCCATTGACTCTTACTGCCTACGCCCCGCGCCCCGCTATCGGGCGTTTGACCCCGACAAGGACGATTTTACGCTTTCGGATTTCTGCGAAAAACAGATACATTGCGGCGACGATCTGGCGGTCATCGATTCGGTGAATTGTCGAGGCGTAAACGCGAGGTTCTATAAAAAGTCGGGCGATGGACCGCCGAAGATCATTCTTATCACATGGGAAGACTTGGTAGAGTCTTGGCGCGACGAAAACGAAAATCCCGTTGGAGCAGAGACATGATCGACAAAGCGTGGACAATAATCAGCGTTATCTGCATCATTTTAATTTTCATCACGATAGGCGGTGCGTTGGAGCGTTGCGGCACCCCCGAATGTCCGCCGCGTCTATCCGATCTCGAAGTAGAGAAACGCATCAACACCGCCTTGGTTGGACGACTTCGGGCCATGGACCGGCTGGAACGCACCTATGGCGTGGAACTGCCATCGTATCCGTTCAACGACGATCAGGTTTGCATGGCGGGCGATGTGGAGATAAAGAGGGTGGACATAGAAGCGATTCGTAAGGGGATGGAGTCGTCTGGTGTCGGTACTGTCTTGGCACAGTGGCAGTTCAACGATGACTATACCTATGGCCAATATAGGGTCGCGGTTAAAATATCGGAACGCATCGTTCTGTTGCTGTCTTCTAACTACGCAAGCACCAGCGAGGAGTTGGCGCGTCACCCCCACGCAGATGTGTGTGAAATATCGGACCGCAAATGTATGAACCGCATCGCAAACAACTTCGTGGAGTAACAGATGAAACATCGTATCGGCGATACCGTGAGGATCAAGAGCCGCGAATGGTATGATGAGAACAAGAATGCCCGAGGCTTCGTTCCCTGTGGCAATCTGAACTTTACCCCGGATGCCGCTGAACTCTGCGGAACCGAACAAAGGATCGCGGAGATTCCATTCAACGAGTCATACATCTTCGAGGGACAAGATGAATCAAAGGACATGGCGTTTAACGATGAGATGTTGGAAGAGTTGCGGCATAAGGCGGAACTGGAGGTGCATTGCGGAATCCACAGTGCATTTATGCGATACGACGAATGCGGTGCATACGAAAGAGACCCGGAAGTGTCTGATGACAACCATCCATGCCGCCATTTGGATGCAAACTGCCCGTTTTTGTGCGACAACCCAGCGGTATGGATAGCCCTTGGGCTTGATCCAACAAAGCGGTTCCCGGAAGTGAAAAATTTAGGCAAAGGAGTACAACGATGACGCACGACGACGGCGGAACGATGAGAGACGCGACACTCCACGACTATTTCATGGCCCATGCGCCCGAGAAGCCGAATTGGTTCAGCGTGGAACGCGACAATCCGGTGGTCCTTGACTATTCAAAGATGCCGAAAGACTATAACAAAAAACTCGGAGACCACATTAAGCAGTACGAAAAAGAAGGTAAGGTCCGGAGCCCAAGATCGTATTTCGAGAAAGATCCGCCGGAATATCTTGAGTGGTATGATCTCGATGCGAAGTATTCCAGCCAGAGATTAGATATGGACACCGAGCATCAGATCAAGACCGTGGTTCGGTGGCGTTCGTTTTATGCCACCGCCATGATCGCGGAGAAACGAAGGATTGAGAGGGGAGCACAGTGATGCCCAGCCACATCACCATCGCTGTGGAGCCGTGCGGGGAGTTTTGCAACAACGGGCTTTCCCGCGAAGTCAAGGCTCTCCAGTGTCCTTTTCTTCGCGCAGGAGACGCTATGGCAAATCGCATCAACTTCTCGTGCGCTATCTTCGGCGGCGATCTTGAAACGATAGGCGCGGCTCCGATGAGAAGAATAAAACGCCACGAAAGTTGTGTCGAGGCACAGAAACGATTTGAAAATAACGAGAGGTGACACATGAGCAAAGACATGGAGATAAATGTAAGTATCAGTCCGTTCGAGATGCAGTGGCTGGCAAGACACGGTACGCTTCCGCTGTTTTCGATACCGGTGGCATCCGATACGGCCGAAGCCAAACTTCGCGATGCGGTGGTGGAAGCAATGGTGGTCGCCTATATAGAGGGCGTGGTGGCGGGTCGCGACTGCGACGAAGGGTTTCCGTACTGCATCAAATGCCCGCTTATGCCGAGTTGCGCCGCGCAGCCCAGCGACTTCATTTGTCCCTACGACAAGCCTTTCGATACCGCGAAAGCGGAGTGGGACGAGTTTGAGAAGAAATACGGGAAAATTCAGCCGGTGGCACAATAATTTTGGAGGAAAACCATGAACATTTTCAAGACAAACCACCGGGGCTACGAGATCGAGTATTGCGAAGAGACTGAACTGTGGCAGGTCGGGGAATACAGAAACCCCGATTTCGCTGATCCGAGTCTCAAGAAACTGAAGGCGATACTGGACAAAGAGATCGCGTCGAACAAAAACAGGCCCAACATGGATGCTGCGTGGCGAGAAGAGTGGGGCGACAAAAACAGTTTCGAGAAAGTGACGATCACCTCGGTTGACGAGAAGGGAACCGCCTGTTGGGTTCGCGACTCGAAGGGCCGTCGCTCCAAAACGCATCGAAACAGTCTGTTTGCGGCATCTAAGGAAAACGAAGACGCTATGGCCCGGATTCAAGAGTTGGTGGAGAAGCGACGGGAATTGACACAGCGCATCGACGAGATTCGTCAAAGCCTTGGGGTCGTAATAGTACGCTAATCTTGACATTTCCTCGCAGTTTTAGTACCATGAGGCGAGTCGCGAGGAGACGGTCTTGAACTATGTGGGAAAACAAATAGATGCAAAGGTTTTCGTCGAGGAACTGTATAGCCCCGCCGAACTAAAAACAGACCCGGAATGCCTAACCTTTAGTACCGGAAAACTACTGGAGGTTCACGGGTTCAAATCCGTGGATTGGAACAATTCCGCCGAACTGGGGAAAAACTTCCGCATCTCCTTTGCGAATCCCGGCAATGTGATGACCTCATCGGTGGTGGAGCCCCGAGGCGTATCGAAGCCGCGCCCCAGTCCCAATACGGTGCGGCATAATCGCGACTACCTGAACCGCATATATTCTGAGCGGGCGATGACCGACCCCTTTGACATATCGCCGAACGCGGTGGCAAAGGCAAGGTCGGTGGCGGCAAATGCCGAGTATCTGCACGGGTATCGTGGTGACGGGACCAATGACCTTGGGCTCGGGAACGACTTCGTGCTGGGCGAGATGCAGCGGATATGGGCCATTATCAAGATGGAAGACGATAGCGGGGAGACGCGCTACCATCGGATCGGTGGCATCATAACCGGATTCGGTGAAACGGTGGATTACGGTAGTGGCAACTCATCGTTTATGGTCGAATGCGCCGGATTCTCTCGGCTCCTAGAGTTGACGCGGGTGCATATCAAGCCGTTTGAAGGCGCATTTTATCGCACCCAATCCGAACTGTTCGTGGACCGCGTGTTGCGACACATATTGCCACTTGACGCGATAGCACAGCAGGAAGGCGTGTTGGGCGATCTGGGGCCGATAGGTGCGTTACTGTACACCACATGGATAAGCAACGCGATCTTTTCGTGGTACGGCAGAATTGCGCGGTACGGACAATCGAAGGTGTTCCAGTCCATATACGAGGGCTATAGTGTCGATACCGTGTTTTATCAAGCACCGATCTGGCTCTTGGGAGCAAAGGTGCCGCAGGTGCCGGAGTCGGCACGAGAGTTCTTGCGAACGCTACGAGAAGATTCTCCGTGGCCGCAGAGTTTCGACACTTGGATACGAGACACAAAGGCGATGTTTGCGCAGAGCCATGAATACATGAACTCTCGTAGCGATTTATTTGCGCAGCGTCGCGCCGATGAAGCGTTGTGCGCCAGACTCTTTGAGGAAGGTCCGGGGCCGTGGTCCAATGTGGCCAGCCTCTTGCCGCGAGTCTATTACGATGATCTGATCAAGCACCTGTACGGCGACGATGCGGGGCTACAGATATTCGAGAAGCGGTTCCAATCCTCGGTACAGGCGTTTTCGTTCAGCACCATGAGTGCGGCCGACATCTTGAATAAGGCGGCTTCGGCGATGCTCGGGAATGTGCGCGAGGACGACGCGGGCAACCTTATCCTAGAGATACCGCGATACTGGGAAGCCCCTGCGTTGGAACGCGATGCGGCGGCACAGGTCACGATCATCGCGTATGCGGACAAAAAGATAGTGCCGGAGTCCTGTGTCACCACGGACTATGATGCGCCGGACTACATCATGGATGGCGACACCATGATAGGATACAACTCCTCGGTGTCCGAAGCCAACATAGTGACCCATGTAGAGGCTCCGGCCAAGTGGCAGTATGTCGAGGACGGCGACGAGACGATGCGCGGCCTAGAGATGACCGGATATAGTGGCAACAATCCCGAGGATTCTCTACGATCCGAAGAGATCGCGGCGACGGAGCGCAGATACGGATTCCGATCCATGACCGCACCGACCCTACACAGTCTCAACCTCGCGTTACGGAACCCGAACGGTGAGGCGGTACGGCTCAAATCGGCACTGGACGCATACGCGGACTCAATCCTTGATTTCCGCAACTATGCGCGAAAGGCAGGTACGCTGAACCCCGTATTTGCGCCGTGGCTCGACTGTTGCCGTAACCTACTCTTGATGGAGCGGGGCGAACTATGGATGATCACATCAAAGGTCTGCGCGTATAGGCTCGGAGAAACCGAGGCCGATGTGTCGATGACGCTCTCCTGTTCCTCCGCACACCTCGTTACGGAACGGCTCGGCTACCCGTACCTTGACGCGATCAATATCGTCGAAGACAGCCAATATGTGCAACAGATACGGTCACAGATCGCGACGGAACAGGCAGTAGTAGAAGAGCCGAAAAACACGCCGACACTACCGTTGCCGAAAGAGAATATGTACGACGACATTATTCAGCAAGCCGCGACCATATTCGACATGGCCCCCGACATCATAAAGGCAATAATCGCCCACGAGAGTCAATTTGATCCCAAGGCGGGAGGCAAGAATGAAAAGGGGGAATTGAGTGGCGCGACCGGGCTGATGCAGATAACGCAATGGGCTCTGCTTGATGTTATAAAAGAGTTCGGCGACACGCCAGCGGGCGTAACAAAGATAACCGCTGCTCAGGCGAAAGCGGACCCGTACTGGAACATCATGGTCGGGACCGGATATTTAAGGATATGCTACAACAAACTGAAAGGTAACATATATTTTATGTTGGCAGGATATAATCGCGGTTGGCCAACGGCACAAAAAGAAATCATTGCCTATGTGAACAAAAACGGCCTCAAGTCATGGCCAAAGGATCCCGGTACTTCGTTGAAAATTTGTCAATCAATGCCAGCGGAGAAGGGGAACCCGAGAGGCGACATCTATATTCAAAGAACAGTGCGTCCGTTCAACCTATACGCCAGCCCGTCCCGTGACTTGTTTGCACAGGGGATGCCGAGCAGCAACAGTTATTGGATGCCATCGGAACAAGGGAGGTCGGTCGATGTGGGCTGATGTGTTTCGCGCCCGCAACGGGACTTTTGAGTTCGGCACCGTGATCGGCATAGATATGGCGCGGGAACAATATAGTGACGGCACAAGTTCGATGTACCCGAGCGGACTCCTCGTGATACGACTGATGAGTAGCGGAACCGATATCAAGGTGCCGTACCTCGTGCCGAGTGCGGGGAAATCGCAGTTTGTCGGCTCTCTACCCGAACTCGGAGCAATCGGACTGCTTTGCAACATAGGCACGGAAGAGTCGGCGACCTACATCGTGATGGGCTTTATGCCGGTGCCTATCTGTAAGATGGTGGCGGTGCGTAAGGAGATGAGCCGCATGACTCCGGGCGAGACGGTGATGCAGGCATCGGCGAATGGCGGCGACGATTTTTGGCGTGGCGCACGGACCAAGTGGGACGAATATGGACGGTTCATCGTCACGAGTGGCGACGAAGACCTTCAGATCATTGTCGGTGATGCGTTGTCCAACGAATATACGCCGAATGTGGCGATGGTGAAGGACGCTATTACCGGCGCAACCGTTATCTACCGGATGAAGATGAAAGACAGTTCCACCACGGTGACGCGGGACGGTAGCCTCGTGGAGCAATGGAACCGGATATTACAGCAAATAGCGGGGGATTGGCTCACCGTATTGAAAGGAAAGTTCGTGGTGAGTAGCGGGGACCAGATACGGCTCTCGGCGCGGGGAGAGGATGCGAACTATCTATCCATCAGCGGGTCCGGCATAAGGATGGGGAGTATAGGCTCACTTATTGCCGAGGTGGGGGGCCGCGTCGATATCTCGTCGTCCGATGCCATCATATTGTCGTCTCTGCTCGACATGGCATATATGGCGGGCGGCAACCTACAGTTGAAGGCCGCGAAGGATCTACTGCTGACCTGTAGTGGCAGTATCAGCGGGGTGGCTCCGAAAGGCGATGTCTCGTTTACGGCCGGGAAAACAGCATCGCTGCTCGCCGCGACCACCGTATTTTTACAATCCGCTGCGGCGACACAGAGCGTGATACGAGGCGAAACTTTCCTCAACTGGTTGGCGCAACCGACCTCGCTGATCGATAGTCTGGGGATGCCGGTAACAAAGGTGGGGCTCACACCAACAACCCCGTATCTCTCCTCGGGAGTAAAAGTGCCATGATACCGTTGAGTGCCTACATACTCGCGGAGTTTCCGCAATCGTTGCCCGGAATGACGGCGGAATGGGACAAGGTGGGGACCGTTGTTTTGGCGGAAGCCGCAGTGGTGGTGTCAACACTCGGGGCCGGGTACATTACGGTTCCCGCACCATCGGCGACACGACTACTCGCGGCTGTGGCCGGTGGACCGCTCGCAGACAATCGGTACGCGAGCCGTAGTATGGTGATCGGGCTCTCGGCAGGATTCGATACGGCGCAAGCCGCTGTCGTGGCAGGATACGCATTGCCGATACCGATACCGCCTCCGGCCTCGGTGCCACTCGCGGCGGTACTGCAACCGATCATCTACGCTGCATATAGGGCCTCGCTGACCACGAGCAATCCATCGTTTGCCGGGTTCCCCGAGACCCCGAATGTGCAGAAACTGATGTCGGCGTTTGCCAAGTTTGTGAACGGAGCCTATGTATAGGCGTGATTAATAACTTGATGATGGAGAACAAGATGGGAGAAGAAAAAAGAACACCGGCAGCATGGACGATTGTTTTTCGTAACGGCGGAGAATGCGTGTCCGCAACAGACGCGGAGGTCCATTTTTTAGGGAATCTCGTTCCGTTTGTGACTTGCCTTACGCTGTCTCTAGGCGTAAGCGATCCCAAAGAGACAATAATCGGACTTTCCGTGTTGGCTCGCAAAGAAGGGGTGGCGAAGAAGACCGGCGCGATTGTAGAAGAAAATTCCGCCATACACATTGAAGATACTCCGTGGCATATTGAGGGCGATGCACTCAAGTTCGAGGGGCTTCCCCTTAACTGTGGCCGCACTACCATGTTTCCTCACGATACCATCGACAACATAGTTGTGGTTACAGCGGTTATGAAAATGCCCGTGAATATCAAGGTGGCCTAAGATGGAAAAACAAAAGATCATGGACGAGAAAATAGAGAATTTTCTAGACAGACAGAAAAAACATGAGCACGAGAACCCCGATGGCAGGCACTATTACAGCGATGCCATTGATTGGTTCCGCAGGCAAGAGAAGAGAGATATGTGGTCTCTCGTAGAGGCTGCGGCTCGCGGAAACGACTTGCAGGAAGTCAAACACCTTATCCGCATAATAAACTTTGTGTTGTCTCCGAGGAGTTCGTTGCTTTGGGCCATATTCGCTGTGGAGCAAGCGATGCCCATCTACCAAAAAAAATATCCCGAAGACAACACTGTGAAAAAGAACATGGAGATGATACGGCAGTATCGCGACAATCCCAACAAGGAAACAATGGCGAAGTTTCTGGACAGAGATTGGCAATTTGAAGACAGCCGCAGACACGCGGAGATAAGAGAAAGTGATATCTATGCGGCAAGTTTTTTGAGCGCGGTAGACCTCGTTATTTTTGCCGACGATGCCGATGTTCCTGCGGCGACAGCCCCTGTTAAATCGGCAATTAACTCGGTTCGATTTGATGGCGAGATCATGGAATCGATTTTTAAGTACGCAACCGCTCTTTTTGATGAAGAAAATCCGATGCGGGAAGGTGGCGAAGGAGGGTAAGAAATAGATGACAAACCCCGTATTTGTGGGCCAGATCAATCTCCGCAACCTGCTAGAGGGCAGTGAGGATTTACAGAAGATACTTGACGCGATTCCGGAGATATACAATACTTTGGAGACAACGCGGGATGAGGTCTATATCGCCGCGAAAGTAGCGGACCTGCAAGCGAAGGCCGATTTTGCGTTGGTGGGGCTACAGGGCATAGCCACCGCGATCTCTGCGGCCATCGATGCGCTGATACAGACCTTTGACATATCGTACCACCAGTTACTTCTCACCGATGCGCCGGTGGCAGGCGGGCTTTCCTCTTACCTCAACATGTTCAACTCCAACCTCAAGAACCAATACGACTCGAACCGGCCCTACGATGAGGGTGGCGCGGCGATGGTCGCGGTCATACTGATGGTCAATTACCAGAACATGTTTCAGGCCAGACAAGCGGCGCAACAGATCGCAGACATGTTCAAATATGCGGAATCGGCGCGGCTCGACGCGCTGAAGGGCCTGATCGGAGTGACCGACTACGGTGATCTTGTTGAAGAGTTTTGGGGCCACTACCTAAAGAAACAGATCGCGGGGACCCACGCCACGGTTCCGGGCAACTGGCAGAAGTATAGTGTCGGTGACCTGTTCCCCGACATCGCGGATCCGGCAAAGGATTGGCTCGAATCCTTGAAAGGAAAGTATATTCCGCAGGTCAACGCATACTTATTGTCGGAACGGCTCAAGGCGATGTTTAACCGCATCATTAACTTTCTCGGCAACCTCGTGGTGATCATTGATGCGTGGAAGAAACTGCTGCTGGACACATCGGCCACCATTATAGTGACTCCCATCGTTACGGGTAGCGTGAGTGATAGCGGTGGCATATATGCGGCGCACGACAACCTCGCATTTTACACCACCACGATCCCGCAACAGATACGGAACGGGAGTTTCGCGAACATTGGTGGCGGCATAACCGGCACCGACTATTCCGCGATGTTGCGGGGCGATAACTTCTGTGCCGGAGTCAACCTCGTGTTCAAGGCTCCGAGTGCGGAGGCGGCGGCGCAACAGATGAACGCCGTGTTCAAACTGTGGGGCCTCGGCAGTATCAGTCTTGGCATCGAGGATCAGGCGAACCAGTATCTGGAGCAGAACATCGGCTAATTTTTCTTGACAATCCTTTCGCAAATAATAGAATTGGGTGAACCGTGGGGAGAAATCCATGATTGCGAGCGGATACGACACGAGCGAAAAGAAGGGGTAAACATTGCGGACTTGATAGGAGGCGAATGAATGAGTGACAAAAAGATTGAGAAAACCTGCATAGCGCCAGCGTATGGGTTGAACGCCTGTTTATACCGACGCATGGGCGATGGACAATGGCATTGCGCTTTTGAAGATTTATGCGAATACCAGTTACCAAAAATTATGCCATCCGTCCGCGCGGTCAGCCAGTCGCCCGTTTCCGACCTCAAGGAAATCCCGGAAGGGACGACCTACACGAACGACACGGAGCGATGTGATGAGTGCGTGCATGATGGCGTTGATTGCCCCGAATTGACGAAAGACAAATGCGACTTTCAACCGAAGCCCCCGCACTACGATGCGCCGTCTGACGGGTCAATTGACGGCTCAAAGAAAGTTGTCAAACTGATACCCACGCAGGAGCAGTTGACTGGACGCGCAGACGGCAAGTGCCCAAAGTGCGGGAAGACGATAGGAGCGACGACACTATGCTGGTACTGCGGCACAATCTTTGCCCCCTACACGCAGGAGCAGGGCGGGGATGACGCTGGCTTTTTGCGCGTTTGCCTTAATGCAAAGATGGAAACGATAGCCGAGATTCTAAAAGATAAAGATATTCTCCGCGCCCGACTTACCAAGGCCGAGGAGATCAATAAAAGCAACTGCGATGCGGCTACGCGGACAGAGGCGAAGATCGCACGGTTGGAGCATGAGAACGCGGAGTTGACGGCGATGTGGGACGCTCTTATTACATGGGACGGTATGCCAGAGAAAGTTCTTGTCAAGGCGGCAGAGATAAAGAGGAAAAGCGAGGTGAAGCCGTGAGCCTCAAGGTGACACCAGACACGCCGAAATATATATGCAACAAGGCGATAAGTGATTGCATCGCTATTGGTTGTCTTGGTGCCGCGCCACACTATTGCAGTACACCATCGAAGAAAAGATATTGCAAGCACCGCAAGATAACTGTTTACTGCAAAAAAGCCGAGGTGAAGCCGTGATCGCCCTCCTCTGCGCATGGATGATAACGATTGGTGGCGACATGACCCCCGACGAACAGGCAAGCGAAGTGCGGCGTGTGATTCAGAGGGGCGACTGTTGGAATCTGCGATATGAGTTTTACACGCTCCGTGCCTGTCAGTGCGAGAAAACGGGGATACTCTCGACATGGGACATTCCCAACTTTATGCCGGACGCGCAGGAGTGTTCCTACGCGCCGAGATACGGACTGCTTAACGGGAATTGGAGGTAGGCATGGAGTATGTACTAGTCATTATGCTTTGGTATGGATCAAGTCCAGAAGCGATCACGCAAAAGTTCAATAATCATACTGCATGTCAAGAGGCAATGCAGGCAATAACCGCAAGGTGTGCGTTAGATAGTTCTTGTTACGCACGATGGGCAATGTGTGTTAAGGCAGGACATTAGAAATAACGCCGTTTTACCTGCGGGGGCACCGGGCGTGTCCTGCGGCACGGCAACTGGCATAGTTAGAGGAGTCGAAACATGAAGTATTTTTATCGCTTCGTTTGGTCTTTCTGCGAACTGCTCGGCATCAGTTTGGGGAAGTATGCGCCAGAAGTTTTTGCGCGGTCGATTGACAAGGTATATACAAAAGTAAAGTAAAGGAGGCAGGGTGATGGTAGCAATGTATAAACAGATTCCCGGTTGCGACAAGGCAGAGCCGAACGCTTGCACGAAGGAAGTGTGGTGTACGCTGATGAACGAGTTTTGTCAGTACATAAAAACCTGTCCTGTAGGATATGTAAAGGAGGCGAGTGATGAGTAAGGAGTTGGTTGAGCGGATCGCAGAGTTGAAGAAAAGCATAACGCCGGGGCCGTGGCAATGCGGAGCGATGGACATGCCACTTGACAAAATAGGCGAATATGTCCAAGGGTGTGTCGATGTCGGTCCGCTGAATGATTTTTATTTCATACTCTGTCAGAAAGAAGACGGCCCTGCCGATGTTTGCCATGTAGGGAATGGGCCTACGAGCGAACATAACGCCGCGCTCATCGCCCTTGCTCCCGAAATGGCCGACCTCATCGAAAAGCAGAATAGACTGTTAGGGCTGTATCGCCGCCTGCGTGTCCTTTTTTCGGTTACCTACGAAAGCAAAGAGTACCGCGAAGTGTTGAAACAAATAAAGAAGGAGGAAACGCTATGAGGCCGACTTTTGAAGTAATTGTTCAGACGCTTTGCCCGTTGTGCGATAACGGGTCGCCTAATTGCTCTGGTTGCGAAGAAAAAGACCGTTGTGACGCGGATGAAGGAGACTTGTCACCCACCGCCGCCGAGAAGATCGCCGCGCTCACCGCCGCGCTGGAAGAACTAACGGGTATGCGCTTGGTTATGATCGACAAACTGAAGGAGGCCGAGCGATGAAGAAATATCTCGCAATCTCGCAATGTCCAATACACAAAAACTTTATGAGCATTTGCATTGACCATGAAGACGGCGGCGGCTATAGATTAACGCCGTCAAAATGCTGTGGTCAATGAGTTACGATACATAGATGGGCTATGGATGCGAGGGATTTACGAGAAATCGCGGATCGTTTAATAGAAGCCGCCGACGAAATAGAGGCCGACGAATGATCACCATACCCGAACTACTTCTCACGCTCGGCGTTGTGGTCGGCGTGATGCGCATACTGTGGGATATAGCGAAGAGGAGGACGAAGTGAAAATACAATGCCACCAATGCGGGACATGGTTTGACTCTTTTTCAACAGCGGCGAAGAATATCTGCCCGGACTGTGAAAAAAACCCGGTGAATTTTGTCCCGACAACGCCGCAATGGGTGAACATAGACCCCGATCTTGCCTGTATGCTCCGCGAGATACACCGCAAGATGTTCCCCGAACAGTACGAAGCGGAGGGCGAAGTGAAACAGAACCTATGCCGCGTCGAGCATTACTGCGATGCGTCATGCTGGCAGTCGTGCCGGTTCGGGGTGTCGGCGCAAGTAGCGTATCCCGATGTCACGCTGTCTGCGACTGCGGCGCGTGAGTGTGCATACAAAGACGATGGGCGTTGCACAAACCCCGATGCGATAAAGGAGGCAGAATGAACTGCGTGAAGTGCGTCTCCCCGATCACTACTCCCGACCCCGCGCTCTGTGCGGCCTGCTACCAAGCGGCCCTCGACGAGTACGCGGAGATGCGGAAACTCTTTGTGGATTCCGCTGTGGCGCGGGATGCGAAAATAATAGTCGCAAGTTGCGACGAATAACAGGAGGTGCTACCATGACGGCGAAAAAGGTGAAGTATGTTGTTGTCCGCACCTATTCCGCTGGCGTTCATGCCGGTGAACTGGTGTCGCGGAAAGGAAAGGAAGTCGTGCTGAAAAATGCACGGCGCATCTGGTATTGGAAAGGCGCGGCGAGTCTTTCTGAACTGGCGATGTATGGCGTGAAATGCCCGGACGAGTGCAAGTTTTCGGTGCCTGTCGGCGAAATCACGCTGACGGAAGCAATCGAGATTATAGCCACGACCAAAGACGGCGAGAAAAACATCCGCGCCGTTCCAAAATGGAGGGCGTAATGTCCATCAAAGAACATTCCGGTTCCGGTTCCGGTGACGGTTCCGGTTCCGGTTACGGTTCCGGTTCCGGTGACGGTTCCGGTTCCGGTTACGGTTCCGGTGACGGTTCCGGTTCCGGTTCCGGTTACGGTTACGGTGACGGTTACGGTTACGGTTACGGTTACGGTGCCGGTG